TAACATTAACGGCAGTGCGGTACAAAGTGAAAAACTGTATATAGATGGTTCCATTGTTATGCTTATTTAATTTTGATACAAATTTTGATAAATTTCCGAATTATAAGCCAGTTGGGATAAAAAACAGAAATATCTCCGAGTGCTCGCTGCTTGAGTTAAAAGGTCAAGACCGACTCACCTAAGATCTTGCATCAACGTGCTCTAAGTCACACGTTTCTTATTGAAATCAAATAATGAGAATGAAGTATTTATTTTTTTCATTACAATTCTTTATAAGGATTATGTTCAGGAACCCTAATGAGTTCTTTTATATCAACTTCCAGACATTGAGATATCTGTATTAATGCTTCTAAAGGAGGTTGACAAGCATTAGTACACCATTTGGAAATGGTTGCTTGGTCTCTGCCAAGTTTCTCTGCAAGCCATTTGTTCGTTTTCCCCTTTTCTGCAAGCATAACTTTTATACGATTAAGATTTTTCTCAGCCATTGCGTATATTATTATTGTTTTCGGTTGCAAAGATACTCATTTTCCTCCAAATATCGTTTGTTTATCCGAAAATCATTATAAAAATCGGCAAATAATTTGCCTAATTAGAAATTTTGCTAATTTTTGCATGATTTACAGAGACTCGTCCCATCTTCATCTTGCATACCACTATATTCTATTAAAATGAAAACAGATGTGCCTACTTATAATTTTCTTCTTTTGGAGTTGATTTATGAATATCAAAATCGGAAAAATTCCGCGTTATCCGTGTTAATTTTTGTTTTCTCATAATTTCATTTTGGGGTTACGGGATTTTGTTGTTCCTAATTTGTTTCTTTTGCCATTTTGTCATTCGGATTAGCATTGATTATCAGAACATTACAAACAATCAGTAAGATTGCGAAACAAAAATAGCGTACAGTGTACAACGACAAAAATCGTTCTCTCTGTACGCTATTAAATCTTATTAAAAAGATGAAAGATTCTAACTAGCATCTCTTGGCATCGTTCCGTTCATTACAATAATCATCGGATACTCGTTTTTTACTTGCTCTGCTTGGCACACCTTGCGGTTCACAACCTTACTGATAAGCCATTGTCTGAACAACAAGGCTTGATATGTATCCATTTGAAGTGCTATGGCGATAATCACTTCCATATCATAGACATTCGCAGAATATCCATTTTCAAGTTTGATGTATTGCGAATGCTGGAAGTCTTTCAGCCCACTTTGTTTCCAAATGCGCTTGATGGTATTCTTCACTGCTGTCCCTGTTACATTCAACAGTTCGGCAATCTCCCAAACTGTCATCCACACCTCACCATGATGTGGGGCGTAGATGACCATATCTTCTTGTATTGTTATCACTTGTCGTTTCATACTCTGCCATTTATAGTGTTAGTATTATCGTTGCAAACATTTCCAAACGTGAATTCCTCAATGTTATTTATTTGCTGAGACAACTTTTCCACGTCTTTGCTCAATTTTTCCTTGGTAATCTTGGCATACACCTGGGTTGTCTTTATGTTCTTGTGACCAAGCATTGAACTCACGGTTTCTATTGGAACTCCGTTGGAGAGGCAAACCGAGGTTGCGAACGAATGACGGGACGAGTGCCAGGAAAGCGGCTTGGTGATACCACATTTCTTTCCCAGTCTTTTGAGCGAATCCATACAACTTTGGTAGTTGGGTACTGGAAACACCTTGCCGTCTTCACACAATCCACGGTATTTTTCCATAATCTGCTTGGGATAGTCAAGCAACTTGATGTTGGCTTCCGTTCCTGTCTTCTGTCGATGGATAACAATCCATTCACCTTCATCGAAAAATTCCTTGATGTTCTCTTCCTTCAAGTTGTACAGATCAATGAAAGCGAGACCTGTAAAACAACAGAACAGGAACAAGTCACGCACCATACTCATCTTCTTTCTTGTGATAGGTGTTTCCATCAACAGGTGAATCTCTTCTTTGCTCAGAAACTCTCTTGTGGTCTCTTCTTCCTTGTACTCATATCGTCTGAATGGGTCTTTTACGAGCCATTCATTATCTATGGCACGGAATACCATTGCACGGAGATTGCGGACAAACACCATCGCAGAGTTTATCTTCAAGTGCTTGTCGGTTCTGAGAAAAGTCTCGTAGTCTGTGATAAAAGGCAGCGATAACTCTTTTAGAGCAATATCTTTCACATGGTAATGTGTCTGCAAGAACTCGCCAACATAGGCACACCCGATTCTATACTTCGTGTATGTACTCAAAGATTTCATGCCAGCCTTATATTGCTTTTCCATTTCATCACGGCTTTGAGAATAGACTTTCATCAGTGTATGGCAACGATACTCCAAGCCAAGAAAGGCGTTCTTCACCTTGTCGGCAGTGACGAAGTTGTCCCTGTCCATAATCTCCTGATAATGCTTGCTGATACTCACACGCATCTTGTCCAATTTGCGGTTCACCTCCAAAGCCTGCATACTCTTACCTATCATGCGTCCGCCCTTGGTGTCCCACAAATCTGGATTGGCAGTTGTCTTGCAACTGAACTGCACCTGTGTTCCGTCCACTGTGATACGTCCCATAACTGGAACAGTACCATCTTTCTTTACTACCTGTCTTTTGAGGTAGAAGATAATTGAAAATGTACTCTTCATAACGTCATTCTTTTTTGCGTTCAAAATTAATACATGAAGAGTCTTTTCTTGCTACGCATTTCACTGCAGAACACGGCAAATTTGGTTCGTAACCAAAAATCTTACGTTGCTCATTAGTAACTCACTATAAATCAGAGTATTCAAATTCAATTCGTAACCTTCCTTATTCTTCCGAACCTCAACATTCCCCATTTGGGGTATAGGTTACGGATAGGTAACGTTCCTCTGTCTCATCTTGTCGTATTCCCGTCTTCGTCTGTCCTCGCCACTTTTAACCAAAATGAGGAAAGTAACTGATAACCAGCAAACTTTCCTCATTCTTCTCTCAAACACTTTTTATATGTACTTTCCATATCAAGAAACAAAGTGTTTCAAGGTTAGAAACAAAGTGTTTCACACCGAGAAACGAAGTGTTTCAAGGATTGAAACTATTTTTGAAACCTAATCGCTTACAGGTGAAGAGGTGGTGAAGTTGTTGCCCTTCACCCGCAAACTCCCTATTCATCGAAGAGACAGAGAAAAGGTGAAAGAGGAGATGAAAAGATGAATTACGATGTCCGATGATACTTCTAATCTCTGACAAGAAAAAAAAGTGAGCCCGCAAAGTGATGAGATTCAAGGTATTGAGAAATAATAGGTAAAAAACATTCGTTTAGCTATTGTTAATTAAAAAATACTCCCTATCTTTGCACCGCTTTTGAAAAGAACAACCCTTCAAAAAAGTAGCGGGGTGTAGCGCAGTCCGGTTAGCGCACCTGCTTTGGGAGCAGGGGGTCGTGGGTTCGAATCCCGCTACCCCGACTACAAAAAGACAGAAAGGGTTATTATAAAAGCACTTCGGGATGTAGCGCAGTCCGGTTAGCGCACCTGCTTTGGGAGCAGGGGGTCCCAGGTTCGAATCCTGGTATCCCGACAAAATTAAAAGAATATCAATTAGTTACATACAAAAATATATTCTTTTTAAGTCGATCTTCAAACTGTCTATAATTGTCTTTTAGTTGGTAAATCGTCAATATACAATTAAAAGTAATTATTATGGCAAAACAAAAGTCTATTGTCATCCTACCGCGGCTAAAAGATTGTGGTGGCGATTTGAGTAAAACATGGTTCGTAGAGTATTCATGTCGTAATCCTCAAACAGAAGAAATGAAACGTTTCCGGGTCTATAATGGTTTTGCAAAATTAAAGACCAAAGAAGAACGTTACGCATTCGCAGAAAAAATCATAAATGAGATTAAGGAAAAGTTCACTAAGGGAGAAATTCCATTCTTAGGAAAAGAAGTCAGCTATAACGATGAACTATTATATCAGAACATAGCTAAACGATGGGGTAATGAAAGAAAAGGTTTTGTTGGTATACGCACATACCTCTCTGATTTCTTAGCAATAAAAAAAGTAGAAGTAATCCCCCACTCTTTTCAGACTTATAAATCCAAACTACGCATATTCTGTGAATGGGTGGAACAAACTGGTTTAGATAAGCAAAGTATTTGTTTTTTCGAACAGAGTTCAATATGCGAATTTCTATGCTATATTGTAGAAAAGCATGGTGTAAGCCAAAGAACAGTAAAAAAGTATGCTCAAATATTACATGGTTTCTTCGATTATTTACTAAAAGTAAAAAGAATTATAGATACTAATCCCGTACATGACATACCCAATATGGGAACCATTAAGGATGAAGCAGCCAAACCAATTCCTGACCGAGAACGTCAGCTACTATCAATGTACATAAAAGAACATGATCCTCAATTATGGTTGGTGTGTCAAATGGAATATTATTGTGCAATCCGTCCAAACGAATGCAGACAACTACAAATCGGAGATATAGACTTTGACAATCACATTATAACAGTCCCCAAAGATATCAGTAAGAATCGACAGACAGAATCGGTAAACATTCCACGCCAACTATATGATTATATATATAAGATATTGAACCTTGATATGCATCCCAAAGATTTTTATATATTCTCTCACAATGGTGTTCCTGGCAAAACTATGTTAGGAAAGAATAATTTTAGATTTAGATTTGATAAAATACGTGATCGTCTCAATATTTCACCTCAATACAAATTATACAGTTTCAAACATACAGGAGGGGTAAAACTTGTAAATGAAGGTATTGATACTTGGGAACTTCAACGTCACTTTCGTCATAAATCTATTGATACTACAGAGCGATATATTAGAAGAAACTTTGCTGTAAAAAGCGATAAAATAAGAAATGATTTTCCCGACATCTAACATACAACCTACAACCGGAAAGAGGCAGCTCCATGCCGCCTCTTTTTATTATTTATTTCGACCATATACCACCCATATAACAACAATCATTAGAGTGATAACAAGGTACACTTTATTTTTATGCAAATCCCACCAAGAAAGTTCAATTATTTTTTTTCTCTGACTCAATATAGCATTAACCTTACCATTCAATGAATCTAATCTATTAGAGAACTGTTGCAGGGTAATAGACAATGTTTCATAAACTTCAGTCCGTTCTTGTTCCTGCTTGGAAGCGGTGGTAGTACTTTCTTTGACCGGGTATTGCTTTCCTGTTGAATCTGGAGCAGACAAGTAAACTGTCGTATTTTCAATTTTTAGATCACTCAGCCTTTCAGTAGTAATTTTGGTCTGTCTATTCACGTCCATCTTTAGAGACTCAATCATGTTTCTCTGGTATTGGAATTCTCCGGAATAGTCCACCTGCTTCTCCGTCTCCATATTCCGGGAAGCCTTGCAGGAACTTAACCATATTGCTGACATCAGCAATATGATAATGTATATTATTCGCTTCATGGCCGAATCACTGTATTGCGAAGAAAATTAGAAAACTCGGAGCGCACATCGAAGCAGGGGCATGCTTTGATAAATTCAGCAGGTTCAACTTCCCCACTGCCGTCCAGGTCAGGCGAAGTATCTCGATGTCCGAGAAGTTCGATTATAGGATACTCCTTGCAAAGCTTTGCAACTAATTCCCGCAAACTGGCTTTTTGAGCCGTAGTCCGTGTATCTGCAGGCTTACCGTTTGCATCCAGTCCACCGATATAACAGATTCCAATACTGTGCTTATTATACGATGTAGTAGAAAACCCCTTCGTGTTGCAGTGCGCCCCGTCTATGGATAGTGGTCGTCCATTCTCCACCATTCCGTCCAAGTCAATGACGAAGTTATAACCAATCTGATTGAATCCCCGATCCCTGTGCATCCGGTTAATGTCTTTAGCACGTAAATCTTGTCCGGCACGTGTGGCCGAGCAATGAATAATAATCGAATCAATAGTTTTCATTTCTTTTCCTCCTTATCTTTAGTTATTGTAACTCTACGTGGTGGAATACGACGACTACAGTCATTATCAGGTCGATCACAACGATTATGTTCAGCATCCTTCAACTGTAGTTCCAACTCGTGACATTTATGTATCCAAATTAATTTATCATTCTGCTCATTACGTAATTCAACATAGATAGCATCTATTTTCGTGTCACGCTGTGCAATACGATCCTCTAGCCAATCCACTTGTTTACGTTCATTCTCATCTTCCATAGAGTCAGCAGAAGCATCCTCTTTCCTTGCATCAGTCTTCCGGTTAACATAGAAGTTTACCATCCATTTGATTGCCTCAAATCCTCCCAAAGCACCAAGTATTGTTAGCCAGTCGTTTAGTTCCATATTATCTCTTACTTAAAAATCCATTGATTATATTGGATTGAGTTCTTCAGCAGTAAAGTCACTATAATTTTGAAGATACCATGACATAGAACCTGATGAAGAAACGCATCTTAATATTGCTTCTTTACCTGCTAAACGTAGCGAATATAATGTAGGACCAGTAGATAAATTTTTATCATAATAATTATAACCCGGAAACCGAATAGGAAGTCCATATTGAATTGTAATATATACAGCTTCGTGCACTTTGTGCAATCCGTTTTCCCTTGTAAATAGTCTAACTTCTGAACCATTAAGACCTTCTGTGGGAGAAGGGATAATTATTGTACTTATTGGTTCTATTGTATTGTTGCGGTATCCTATATAAGCATATCGATGTTTTTCTAGATCAAGCACATAAGTAGTTGATGGTTCAATATACATCGACGTGTAAGGTGTTTGCAATGCTCCACTTATACTTATGTTACCAATAGAATCCCATTTTAAATTTCCAGAGGCCAAATGCCCACTGCCATCTTGGTTTAATATTATTTTATCATTTGCTATTTTTATTTGTCCAGTGAATAAGTACTCCTTCAAAATTGGATCAAGTGCAAATACTATCTCATTATCCACAAGAGCAAATATACCTGTACGCTTCTCGCCAGTTATCTTATCGGTCAAACATTCCTTTCCTTGCACAATTCCAGTCAATTTTCCATCAGCGGATTTTGTACCCGAAAACATCTTGGGAGTAACAATATACTCTTCCCCTAATTCCGTTGCATAACCGTTCCACTTTTCTATCCATGGAAGAAGGTTTGCATCCTTACCCGGCTCCCCCTTCACTCGTATAGGATCACCCCATTCACCTGAATCCCCACTTTCTGATACTTTTTGAGAAATCCAAACAACAGATGCGGTTGAATTCGTATGCCAGCCATCTTTTGTCCCATCACCAACAGGGCGATCTGGTTCCTCTTTACTATCATTATATGTTATGTAAACTCTCATCCCATCTCTGCCGTCCGCACCGGATTCACCTTTCGCACCATCCACCCCGTCATTACCATCTGCGACCATTAATGCCCATGCCGTACCATTATAGATATAAACTCGACCGTTATCCGTATCACGATACACCCAATTCTTTTGAGGATTAGCGGGAGGAATTGAAGAATCTCCCTTCCAAACAATATCAAGACCATCCTTACCATCTTCACCGTTAACTCCGTCCAGACCGTTCTTACCATCCGAACCGTCAACAGTCATAACATACCAAGAATTATCCTGATAAACATAGCACTTCTTATCTGTTGTATTACGATAATACCAACCGTTTTTAGGATTATCAGGATGAGAAGAATATTCTCCTTTATACACCAAGCTAGCCCCATCCTTACCATTTACGCCGTCCGCACCGTCTATTCCATTGTATCCATCCTTCCCGTCTTGTCCATTTTTACCGTCGGCACCGTCTTTTCCCGGTTCGCCTTTCAAGTTTTCTTTTGCATCATCAGACAGATTATCCCAGGTGAGAACAACATCCTTCATAGTACATACGCACTTTTGATTTGATTCGTCCCATATCCACTCAATTGCTCCGCCGGCAATATGACCAGATTTGTCAGGTTTAAATAAGGCCGAACCGCAACCCAGCTCCGCAGTACCATCCGGATATATACAGTAAGCAATATTCCCCTTACTATCGACTCCCTTTATCATGCCATTCACACAGTAGAAGCCTTTCAATCCTCCACTTCCGGGTATGTCACCACCAACACGAACCTTAACCTTTCCTTCCCAATTCTTACTGTCAAGATCGAACATCACGTCAATGGCTGGTTGTCCTGTTTCGTCGGCATGCATATAGATGGCAGACTGGCGAGCTTTATTCTGTGAATTACCGAACTGGACCAGTTCATCACCTGCAGCGGGAACATTGAGAACATTACCGGATTCATCTTTATCAAATTCAGATAAAGGCACGTGTAAGGTTTTTGTTTCCACCTCAACCGATGATACTTCGACATGATAAAGTTTTGTCTTATCTCCTACGAATGTCTGACAGCGCACGAAGTCATGCGCAACAATGCTCACATCTTCATCCTCCAACTCGATAAGGTATTCTGTATCATCGCCAGAGATTTGAGCTGACTTTACTTTCCCGTGTCCTTGACTTATTGTTTGTGCACCGATTATCGCTCTAACTTTTGAGATCAACATTTCAAAAACAAGCATAGTCTCACGGACTACGATTGTATCAATCTCAAGTTTCCATTTACCTTTAACATACTCCCAAATTTTCCAACCATAGCCCGAAAAACCGGATAGAAAGGATTCTACGATCTTCTCACCCATCTTTATTCCGGATGAGATAAAGCCGACAATTGCTGAACTGGATAATCCTGCCATATTATAATTATTTATTAAGACAACTTAGTGAGTTCAATTAAATTTATGCCGGGCCTATAGTTTTGAATTGGTGAACCTTCCTGCCATGCCGCAAAATCGATATCTCCTTTGCTAGAAACGGTAAACTCAAATTCATTGTTATACTGGTTATTTCCTTTACCCGTGAAACCTACTGTTCCGACATTTGCCTTTGCCAACTGTGTTTCCCCGGCGAATACGCCATAATAAGAATTGACTCTGTATTTCTCCTCCAACAAGAAATTATTAGCAGGAGAATAAAGGATCCTCGCCTTATATTTTCCCGATGGAAGATTCAAAGAAAATCGTAACTTTCTGCTACCATCTGCAATATTATTCATGCATGCCTGACACATCTTAAACGTATCTGCGGGATATATCCCATCATCACTCGCTGTGGTATTAGTATTATAGTTATTAGTATTATTATCAGCAAAGACAGCATTGGCCATATATTTCCCCGAATTATAGTTTATATACCACGGCAATAAATTGCCTTGATTATCCTTTAGCTGTTTAGCTTCATATCCTTGATAAATAGCCATTGTGGATTGGTTTATAGTATCCCCGTTAACAACAGAATAATCTACATTATTATTGGTTGTGCCATTAAAAGCTATCAATGCTTTGACCGGAGACTCTGTCAGGCTGATAGAATCATTAACAACTCCTGACTCTGACAACGCATTTTTAACTTGTGCATACAAAGTCTTATTGCCTATTGCGGAGAACTTATAAGTAATACCATCCTTCCACTCCAACCAAGTAGCAGCTGTCACCCCTGCCGAAGTTTCAGCGAGTCTGTAATGTGTCGGAGTCCCCTGACTGATTTCAAATGAGACAGGCACAGTATAGCCGGCAAAAGATTCTTTTCCATCCGCCAGCGTTATTCCTCCTAACACAACAGGCTGTACCACCAAAATCGAATCAGATTTGATTGAAGATTCCGTAGTCTCATTTCCGACTTGTGCATATACTGTCAAATTACCATCTGCGATTCCCGACTGATATTGAACTGTTGAACCACCCCACACAATCCAGTCTGCACAGTCGGACAAATCCGCCTGCTTGCCGATCTTGTATTTAGTAATGGTATTCAGCGTCTCAAACTTAACCGATACAATACCGGAGTCCGTACTGGCATCACCATTGTTGATAGTAATACTGTTCAACCGTGCCGTAACAGTATCTATCAACTCGATGGCGGCTGATCTGGATACCGTTTCAGTAGTGGTATTTTTTAGTTTGGCATACAATATTTTGTTTCCATACGCTGCTGATAATTGCACCATTGGATTTTCCGAAAATTCCACCCATGATGCACCTGCAAATGATGAACTTTCAGAAATCATATAATGAGTCGGGTATCCGGCATAACCAAATGCCACATTCACATTCCTTTGTATCGTAGAGGCGGCCCCGTCATTAATAGTGATGCTGTTAAGGGTCAGTGTCGGCTCAAGCAAGGTTATTCCGTCGGATAACGTTCCGGTTTCCCCGTATACGTTCTTCAACTTGACATAAACCGTTTTCGCGTTGAATCCTTCTGATAATTTAAATGTCGGGGTCGCGGTATATTCCACCCATGACGCTCCGGCAAATCCGGCATTCTCACTGGCCATGTAGTGAGACGGCGCCTGTCCGCTGTAGGTAATGTTTAGTGTTACATTCCGGTCTTGAGTGAAATCCTGTCCGGAATTAATAGTAAACGATTCGAGTACAGGTGGAGAAACCCATTTATTGATTCTCACCAGATAAGGTTCTTTCAATCCCGGTTTCAACATCTGAACAAAATAACAAGCGTCATCATACGCATACTCCGCATTATAATCTGCCTCAAATGATTCCACATACTTGTTCACCCGTTCCATCAACAACGAATTGAAGTCGAGGTTGACCAGCAGCTTGCCGTCATTCATAGCGAATGATGTTCCATACACATTGTCACCGGATGTTACAGACACTCCCTCCAAAGAAGAAATTCCTGATATAAGCACGGACAAATCCCTGAAAAAGAAATTAGCCCCTTTAGGCACATACATCTTATAATGAACTCCTGTATCCGTTACAGTTTTTACCGATAAAGTGTTTTCCCTCATATACCAGTATTCAAAGAACTCCTCCAATGTCGGGAACCAGAGGGAGTCAGTCCCGATGTCCCCGTAAAGCTCGTGTATCTTCCTTATCAATACGGCTTCCCAGTGTGAACTGCGGTGGGCTGAACCGATAAGCCAGTATATAGTGTTCCTGTCCGTTGCGGTATTGAATCCGGAGAGAATGTCCAACAAGTCCTGTGCGTACTGCGGATTGTCATTATCCGCAGTCATGTCATTCCCATAGGCGAACAGGCGTTCTACAGTCACGTCCTCTTTGCCCAATGAAAAGTCCGGTTTGAAAGGATACACCTTCCTGATGCTCGAATCTCCTGACTGGGCAGTGATCATCTGTACAGTGTCATTGCCACGGCAGAAACGGATATACTTATGATCCCCGTTCGGTTCGACCATCAGTTTGGGCACGCGTCCGACATATTCCCTGAACAACGCCACGGTATCCGACATGCACTTGTCAAACTCCTCCTGCGTGTTTACCGTATCAATGTCATAGCCAATCAGGTCATGGTAGGCGCACATGAACCCGAAATCGAAATAGAATTTGAATTCCTTCTCGGATGTCCATGGCCAGTGCATCCCTACATCTTGCCCGATATATTGGTCTTTCAGTTTATCTCCCCACGCTGACACGGTCGTAGCATACCGGTGTTTCACGCCCGCCCCGTCCGTGCATTGGGCAAAATGTTCCGGATAATAGCCGCCTGAAACATACCGGTCTAATTCGGGATTTCCCTGCATACCTAAATGGTAACTTAAAACACGTCCGTCTGCAAGGTTAAACTCCTTCGCAATCAGCCGTTTATTTATAGCAGAAAATATATACTGGTAGATGGAATAGCTATCGTCCGTGACATAGCTAAACACCATCTTCTTGTTATACTTCAAAGGTGGAATTTCCAATGAAACGGACTCCTTGTCTACTGTGTCCGGCAACTCGACGTCAAACTCAACCACGTCGCCGGAGAACTTGCAATATTGCAAATGAACTACTGCATTTATATTTCCTGTTTCTGACAGTGTACTTTTACAACGTATCTCAATACATGATTGCAGGCTCTCATTTATAAAACAACGAAGAATTTCGAAGTTAAACTGAAAAAAGTCTTTTGTAAGGCCAACCCCGGTGGAAGCTACAAATGATTCAACATTCATATAAGCTCCATAACCTAGTAATTCATCAGATACCACATAAACTTTCGTTTCTCCGGCAGTCTTTGGTAAGTTGGATAAAGATACTGATCTTTCATAAATATCCATCACTTCTCCATTCATATTATATTGACCGGCCAATTGTTCGGTACCGGAAATAACAAGAGGTTTTACCACTTTGTCGTTTAAATCCGAACTTAACTGATTATATAACGAACTCTGAATCTTCGATATTTCATCCGGAAACCGCTTATCCATATTAGCTACTGCAGCATCTGCCCGTGCTGCGCCATCCAGTGCCGGTTGTTTCAGAGATTGAAGCCATTCTTCTTCGCTTCCGGAAAAGCCATTATCAACAGCCTGCTGATACGCGCCTTTTCCTTGAGACGAAAGTTCATACCAATATATCCCGTCATCTGTTGGGACTACACCTGTTGAATCTTGTAAAGCTAAATATTTGGCATTTTTATAACGCCAAATATCGTTATATTCAACTTCTGTCTTATCGTTCCAGTCTCCTTTTGGAGCGATGGATATCTTGCCTAAATCTATATCATTAGCCATTTTGCTGCAATATTAGATGTCCATTAGTAACTTTGAATTGATTCTCATAATTATTTGTTGGTACACTTAAAATCAAGTGTCCGGTATGTACATTGATACCCATTGTTGGATAAACAATCACACCGTCTTTACCCTTCATTTTATCCATTCCGATCGTTTCCCAAACGATTCCGCCTTTCTGCTTTACAAGTACTACGTCTTTTGTATCAATAGCATCTGCTGTATCAGATACATTGTCCAATCCGCCTAAAGTGCCAGTTATCCCGTCGTTTACAGGTAACTCTAGTAATGCAGTAGATAATAAGTCTTCATCTCCAAGTTCTGTGATAGAATCCTCACCTAACTCTGATAATGAATCGGATATTTGAGATTGTAATTCTAATAATGTTTTATCAGAGCGTACAACCAAACCGTTGTTGGCTTGTATTAGCTCCTCTGCGACTAACCCTTTCAAGAACGTTATGATTCCTGCAGCCCGATCATTCTCTGTTTTGCTTAGTTTCTTTTCCAGCTCCTGCGCTATCAAATCGAACAATTCATCGACTGTCGTGAACTTACCTTCCAACTCCTGAAAGTTTACTCCAATCTTAGCAAAATTTCTTTGCAATTTGAGCCGTACATCACGTCCGGTATCATTCGCTCCGTTCCACGGGACTATATTTTCATAATTATTATCCATCACGCACTATGTAAGTTCTAATTCATTTCCATCAAATTCTAACAATAGAATTTGCCAGCACATTCCATATTCAAGAGTATCTGTATCTATAAAATTCAGCATATAGTCAGCAAAGCGATTTGTTTCTAAAGTGCTTTGTTTACGAAGTCGGGCATGCTCAACCTTGACTATACCCTGGCTTTTATTACGTTCATAACTATAACTCATAAAAGCAAATGAGAAAACTTCTCCCCGTTCGCTTTTCTCTTTCATTCGACGAATTGCTTCATATATTTCCATACTACAAAAGTACCTTCCAGATAAGCCTTAAAAAAGGACAATAAAAACCCCAAGTCCTCACGGATTTTGGGGCTAGTTTCATTTAGTTTTAACTTTAAACTTGTGACAGGAAAGCGTCTCCCGACGCAAATACTCCTCTATAACAAACACATTGCAAATATACTCTCCTTTCTTGCCTTAAAAAAGGACACTAACCACGACTCACATTCCTTTCCATTCTCTCTAATTTTTTAATTCCATCACGAATAGCTCGCGAATCAACAATTAAATCTTTCTCAAGAATAGATTGAAGCAAATCATTGTTCGTATTCAAAAGAACGAATAGTTTACGCAACGTCTCTTCGTCCATGATATGACCGCTAACAGTATATCGGGAAGAAGAAGATACTGAATCATCAGAATAACCACCACTATATTTACCACTTTTAGTACGTACCTGCTCTAAAATTTGTGTAGTGTTCAACATTCGGATTGTTCCATTCTTTTGCGCAACATTGAAAACATCAAGAAATTGGCGCACATGAGGATTCTCTACTCCCTCATGATTGGTCACGAATTCATTTTTATGAACGGGAATAACTCCGGCAACATCATCCGGATTTCCTGTTTTAGTATATCCTTCAACATATTCATCAGAATAACCACCGGACTTCAAGCCCTTCGCTTCATCCCGTTGCTGTTTGGCTACAGCTATCTGTGCCGCACCACTAGCTACAGCTGCCGCAGCTGCAATGGCACCAAGAGCCGGACCAACAATAGGAATACCGGCCATTGCCTTATATGCTTCCATTGCAGCAACAGCAGTACTTGCAGTAATTTGTAAAACCGATACGGCAAATTGTTTGTCTGCATATTTCCTCTTTACCTGATTTAGGGCCTCTTCTTTCTCTTCTTCTAACTTAGTTGTATCCTTCCCGGCTTTCTTGGCGGCTTTTATTTCCTTGTCATATTTATGAGTTATTTTGTTCATTTCTGCATCTTGGAATCCCTGAACAGCAGAAGAAGCACTACTCATTATACTACTCACAGCATTAAAATACTGTTCACTTCCTTCTATCTTTTTCTGAATATATTCATTATTGATTTTATTTTTTGCTATTTCGTATTCTTCCTCTGAAAGCAGCCCTTTTTTATGTTCCTCCTCTAGAGCTTTCAGTTTTAAATCTCTGATATCCTCGGCAGCGTCCAACTCATATTTTTGTATAACAATAGCCCTATCCTTTGCTCCTTTTTCCTCAATTTTTCTCTTCGATTCTTCATATACAGCCGTAAGAAGAGTAATATCCAACCCATTCTTTCGAGCTAGTTCTAGTTGAGATTGATAAAAGGTTTCCAACGCTGCCAATTGTTGATCTGCAGAAGCCAAACCGTTCATCTTATTGAACTGGCTACTGAAGTTCTGAATTTGATTAGCACTATCACGAATGATCTTAATACGCTTATCACTAATTTGTTGTTCAAGATTGAGAATGTTATCCCCTGCCTCCTTTAAGGCTTTGGCTTTGACCTCTCCATTTTGGAACTCAAGTTCAGCAACATCGTTTTTATAATCTTTTGCAATTTCGAGTCTGGAATATAAAGAGGTAATCTCAATAGCTAAAAGGCGATTTTTATAATCTTTTTCTGTCAGCTCACCACTATCATTGAGTTTAGACTGTTCAAGCAGAAGATTTTTCTCTCCGGCATTAACAGTATTCAGCCTCCTGTCCCGATATTCTTTAATTAAGTTGAGACGAGTTTCTTCTGACTTTTTTAGAGTATTGTAAATTGCGCTTTGTGCCTCACTTTCCAATTTACCCAATTCAGCCAGATGTTTCTTATCTTTTTCACTTGACTGATACTTTTTGATGATCGCCAACCTTTCAACCTGAAATTCCAGTTCTTTTTGAAGAGCATCCAACTGATATTCATTCTCCGTTCTGGCTAACGCATCAGAACTCTTTTGTAGCAATAATAATTCTTCTTTGTATGCGTTTTCTGCATTTTGCAAACGAGTAGTCCAAGGCTTTTTGTCTTCGTCATCCGGTGGAGGTGGAACTCCTTTTGTATTCTTTTCTACCTCTATTTTTATCAATTTCTTACGAGATTCTTCCATGTGCGCATTTAGTAGAGCCACCTCGTTATCAATAGCTCTCACTTGATTAACACCTTTATTTATATATCTATCCAAAACATTGTCAGCCCATGAATCTGTCATTAAACCTAGAGACTGCTTAAATCCATTCAACATATTAGCAGCGCCAGCCTCAATATCCTCTAAAAAACCATTATCTGGACCATTTTTTAATATATCATTTTTTTGGTCATTCAATTCAGATACTTTCTGCTGAGTTTGTTTTATCTCCTCTAATATAAGTAAACTATCAATATAGGCATTTACAGCAGCAGTAGCTTGCTCCGTATTTATTTTCTCAAGAGTAAGACTACCCAAATATTCAGGAGATAGTTCATTTAATCTTTTTATAGCAGCCTCCCTCTCCTCTTTACTTCTTTTCTCATCCCTAGCTATATTTAAGAAATCCTTAACTGATGCAGCTTCTTGATTTACAATAGAAACAGATCGTCTACGAATATCTTGAAGATTTCTTTCCAAACGTTCACTCTCACTTAACTGTTTATTAGTATCAATAAGTAAACCTATGAGGGATGCACCTATTGTTAGGAGTAATCCCCATGGGTGTGCCTTTGCAACACTATATAAAGTTTTTAGCCCCGTGACAATTTTACCAGTCCAAAGTACTTTAGCTTTATCTGCAATAACTGAAGCATTGACAGCAATAGTATATCCTGCAATGGAAGTTGTTGCAAATATAATGGCATTTTTATATTCACTAAATATGGATACTATTTTAACTAATCCTTTAACTGTAAGACTACCGGTACTCACCATGTATTTCATAACTGGAAGTAACCGTTCTCCAAGTTCGATCCGGATTTCCTTAAAATGTTTCTTAGCTTTATCCAGCTCTGCCTGAACCGTCGTATTTTGTACATTATACTCATTCGTAATACTGGTACCATCAATGAAAGCCTGATTAGCAGTCTCCTGTTCTTTACGGACTTTCTCAATATTGCTAGCTAATGCGCTGATAACTCCTGCCGCTTCAGCACCACTCAACTTCATTTCCTTTAAAACAGGTGCCATTTTATCCATGCCACCTAATTTCCCCAAACTAGCAAGGAACTGAAGAACAGCTTCATTAGCATCCGTCTCCATCAGCGTAGTAAATTGCTTAACGTCCATTTGGGCTATCTTGGCATACTTTGCAGGCTCCTGATATAATTTTAAGATCAATCCTTGTAAAGCGGTACTAGCCATTTCGCTACGAAGCATATTTTGATCGAGTGCCGAAGCAAAGCCCATGACATCAGTAATTGAAAGTTTTGCCTGTTTTGCAACTCCTCCCATGCGCGCACTGAATTCCACCAAATAAGGTTCAGCAGCACTAGAATTTTGTGCAACTTCGTTCACCGCACTACCGATAGCTAACATATTTTCTTTCATTGAACGTTCGCTATCACCAAACATATCTGCCAACTTACCAATATTCTTGATAGCATCCTGTCCCAGGTCCTCCCCAAGTGCAACATCAATCATATTAGCAGCTTCTACAAACTCCAAAACATCGTTTTTCGCTGTAATCCCAAGCCGTCCGGCATCTCCAGCAAGTTCATTTAAACGTTCACGCGCGGTACGGGTATCCATCTTCTTAAACTCTTCATTTAAACCGGATACCTGTTCACTCGTCATACCAGTATATTTGCGTACCTGGCTTTCCGCTTCCTGCATCTGTGCAAACTCATCCACACATTTACGGGCGGTTAAGGTTATTCCGGTCAATGAAGCAATTACACTCGCACCGATAGCTGCATATTTATTAAATCCATCAGTCAATTTTGATAAAGAGAACTTAGTAGAATCCGCTGTGCCTTTTAGCTCTTTCATTCTTTGGTTAACTGCGTCCAGTTGTGCTTTATACTGAGTGTATAGTGGACTATCACCCGGCAAATTCCGTAGAATGGCATTCAGTTCTTTTTGCCTGTTTTGGAGTTCCTTCACACTCAAACTTCCGATACCTATCTTTTCAAAGAGTTTATCATACTCGGTCTGTAGTGCTTTAACGACTTCCTTTTGTGCTTTATACTCTGCACTATTCTCTCCAAATTTCTTTTTCAGAGAATTCAAAGTTTTATTGGCTGAACGCATTTGCTCTTCCAGCTCAATCATTTTTTGCCTTGCACTATCCTGTTGAATAACAATTTCCAGTTGTACTCTGTCTATCTTTAAACTCATAGTTTCCCAACTAATTAATTAATACACAAAAGTACCCTCCAAAGAAGCCTTAAAAAAGGACACAAAAAAGGCCCGCACTTGTATTTGCGAGCCTTATATTCTAGCCATCCAACCATCGTCCACTGTCCAGCCATGTACCGCCATCTCTCCATTTCCCATCTGTCAGAATCCACCGTTTTTCTGCTTCTACATCACTAATCCGGATCGGATAGAATGTGCCTTGCCATGCTCCAGACCTTCCATCAGCATTGATAACATCCTCTATCTCTTTACAGACATAACGTTTGTTCCGGATTTCAAATATATTCCGCGTATCATAAACGTTAACATCATAACTCTTTATCTTGATGCCGTGCTTATAATCAATATCGTACATACGTGAATAGAGCATTTTATCTAAATATGCTAAGCGCAAATTACCTGTATATGGGGTGTCCTCACAGTTAAAAGAATGAGGGTAATCAATCGTGAAAACTTTAGGGTTAAAATCCTTATCATCTTTGCGCTTTACATAAAGAGTCATCGGTGACATTCCTTTGTAGTATGATACATAAATCTTTTGTTGATTCTTCTCTTTTTCCGTAGGGATGTTTTCTCCGCTTTGTATTAACTCATAAATGCCATTACTTTCATCACTGGTACCAATCTTGCTTCCAGATATTTTTGGAACTGTTACAAGTGATCGTTCAGAGTCGGGCATAAATACCGGCTCCATACCACTCTCATAAGTGATCCGTTCTATACCATAGTTCGTCATATCGGAAGGCATAATGTTTAATTTGATTTCATTTTCACTCTGCTCCCGAAGAACATCACCAAACATATTTACTTCATCTGTGTGCCATCCCCTATTCGAATCATCAGGCACCGTAATGTAGTACCGGCAACTATCATGCGTATAAAACAGATAGTTTTTAACAGCCTGGTATCCGGATGAGCTAATACTTTCTACAAATTGAGTGAATTCCAGTACTGTATCAAAATCCTTTCGGGTCGCAGAAGAAAGAATATTTTTATCTATGTGCTGTGGCTTGTAATATTCACTGTCTGTCGATTCTATCAACACATTACTTTGAGAAGGGTCTTTGTCGTTCTCCCCCTCTTCTGTTTCGTATTCATCTACAACTTGCTGAACATGGCAAACCTGTGCATTTTTAAAATATTCTGCCCTGAACAGTATAGAAACTTCCTTCTTTCTATTATTGACAAGAAAACACAAATTAAAAAAACTCTCAAATTCCGTGATGAGTTCATTTATAGTCCATCCGGGAAACATTTTTGCATATTGGTTGGGATGCCCATTTTGTGGCAAATAGAGCAAATTCCACTCCGAATCTTCCAGCTGATTAGTCAAAACTGTATATCCAAGCGCTTTCATTAACTTTCTAATATAAGCGCAAAGATACGGTTGCAGATAAATATCCACTCCTGTTTCTCTCAAATAGTTGGCAGATATAGTTGGCTTTGAAGTAGTAACAACAGTTACAGCTACCCTCCATCCATTAATCACACCCTTGTCTGTCATTACAGGAGGTATGCAATAATCCACGTCCGGATATATGCGTTTTACCAAGTTATTGATAATGCCTGTTGGTATTTCATCTTCTCCCATATCCAACGATGATACAAGCAAATCGTTTCCAATGAAAGAATTCAATTCGGAGTTTCCCGAAGCTATTTGTATAGATACTGTTGAATCTGTCCATCCCGTTATAATTTCCGTACCATTGCAATACACCCGGTTATCAGCAACCAATACAGCCTGTCTCTTGGTCTTTAGTTCGGAGATAGAATTCAATCTGTTCAGATGTGCATATAAGTCTGCATTAATTGAATTACTAAGCTGAAGAGTAATATCATACGTATACTCCCCATTTTTTGTAAAAAACGGATTCTCACGTTTTACAGAAGTGCTAAAGTCGGCAGGAAGTACCACCGAAGTCCCATCAATATATAATTCAGTCATAGTCTGCTATCGTTAATCCCAAACTCAATCCATTGAATCCTCCAAACATAGAATATTCCCATTCCGTCCGCATTTTACTTCCTACAGAAAGATAATTGCAGTACTCATCTTGCCGAATTATTTCTTTCAATACACACATAATTCGCTGCAACTTGGCATAATGGAGTAATTCTTCCTCATCAGTCTTACTACCGGAAGCAATCTTTTCACAAATAAAGAAGATTACCTGATTATCCTCCTGCCAGTTATCTTTGTTTTTAGAATCTCCTTCCGCATCCGGATAATTAGCACACAGAAACACGCCTGTTTTATCTTTGAGTTTCTTGACCATGTGTTCCTCTTTAACTGCCAGGAAACAACAATCAATCTTATCTTCGCTCTTCCGATTAACTTTAACCTGAAGTTCCACCATTAGTTCTCTGAACCGGATGATATCTATCATAATTAAATTAAGTTATTATGTTCAACATCTGCCATTTTAAATGTAAATTCTATAGCTTTCAGTATGCTACGGTTAAAGCTACGTTCATAATTCTGTTTTGTCACAATAATAGGGAACCAACTATCTTCATACCAGATATCAACTTCTTGTGCATTTAGCAAATTATGCCATAACTTATAATCACTTTGCAAGAAAATAACCCCACTGCTAACGGTGTATTCATCTTTTGGCTTTACTCCAAATTTACGATCCACACCAAACATCTTTGCCGTATCACTTTCGTCATTGCCCTTCATAGTCATACTACCTACAGTAGTCATCGTTTCCGGCATATCATATACATTCTTATATCGGAAACGTTGAACCTCTTCATATCTCGTCTGATCTACTAAAAACTTAAAAACGTCACTTCCTTTCACCAATTCATAACTACGGATCATTTCATTTATATCTGGAAGAATATTCCCAACCCTTTCCATACTTACATCCAAAGTTACAGGCATTTTTTCCCCTTTATGTACATATAGTTGTTCCGGATAAACCGCTCCGGATAAAGTACGGACATTCAATAACACTTTATCACCATCTGTAAATACGCTACTTGCATACTCCATTGCACCATTACGTGTCACTTTCTCCCGAACCTCACTCAACCATCCCGGAGCCGATGCCTCTTTTTTTGTCTGCAGCCGGCTAAACATCACATAACTTTGTGAATCTTGTAGTCCATTGATAAAGAAAGTAAAGGTACCAGCAGCATTTGTCTGCCAACTTGCTTCTCCAGCACACCATACTCCCCATAAAGCCAACTCACAGAATTTGCCCAGTTTTCGCACTCTTACCTGATAGTTGGCATCCGGAACATATTCCTCTTCCAAAACCGTTTTACCTCCATACTGCACAGAGAAAGTTATGGTAGAATCCGTATCTATAATATAATCCTGCATCGTAGCACAGAACTCTTCTGCTCTAGGTCTTTGAATCACATTCATAATCTCATGTATTTGTTATCTTTATCATTCTCTGGTAACAGATTATAGGTGACCGCTCCACCGTCTCTTGCCTTCTTCATCTCATCAATCCAAACCATAGCATCATCATTCATCCATTCGGATAATAACTTGATATCCTCAATAGATGCAGGATCGCTCTCCATTGCACCACTTGCAGACACATATCCCCTGATTACTCCTGCTGGAATAATTTTCAGTTGCATACGTCTTAGGGCAATACTCATTCCCAATAATGTAACAGCTTTGCAAGCTGCAAAATGCGCTTCATTATCTTCATTCATAGTCAAAAGCGTATCCCATCCGTTTCCATACGCCTTCTTCACATGAAGTAATTGTGCCTCCTTGATGAATGGCAACAATAACATAAAAGTACGCTCGCTCTTGTCAATAGGAAAATAGGTGTCAAAATCCGCTCCACTGCGTATCAGTAATAGCTGAGACATTTTATAAGCCCGACTCTCTTTCCATTCCTTAATTTCGGAAGTATTGAGATAACGTATCAAAGCGTCTACCGCTTTATAATAATCTTCCATATGCCGGACATCATCCCTATCTAATTGCCATTCCCAAGGGAGCTTTTCACTGTTATCTGTAGCGATTTTGAATTTACGCCCATCATCTTCATGACTTAGATCATTTTTTTGGTACATACGTAATGTAGCCAACAAAGCGATAGGCCGTTGTACTTTCTTTATAAGGTCTTGATCTGCATCCTCTTTTGTCTCTTTATACCAGCCTTCCACTTTTTTGTATAGTTCAACACCAATCAATGCGGAAATTTCCTCTGTTGCCAACTCAATATCAGTTATGATTTTATTGAAATCATTATTTGCATAATAATTCCCAGTCAGTTCCCGTAGTTCCCTACTACCATTATCATCCTTATTGAATATCATACTATATCATTTATTTGTTACGCTTTAATAAAGCATCTGCTTTGTATTTATCATCCAGCAACTTCATCATTACGCGGAGTAATAATGTATCATCCGCTTTTTCTATATTTCCAAAAATTCCGGATTCTGCTACGGAAAACAGAATTCCACTCATTCCCAGACTTTGCTCCTTGGGCGTGTTCGCGTCCTGTGTTTCTTTGGTAAAGATGGATTCGAATGAAATCTCTATTCCATCAATAATAAATGTGCCTGTAAGCAAATAGTGACAGAAGAAAGCAAACCATGCATATACTCCCCACTGAACCTGCTTCGGCATCATCCTAATCCTGTTTGAATAGAAATTTATTCGCTCCTGCTTAAATTCTTCCCTGTATTTACCGTCAAAATCAGACTTTCCTATTTTTGCTCCTGGACAACGATAAAGAATACCGCATAAGGCTTGCAATAAAGAAGGGTCTTGTGTATCATTGTAGCCATTCATCATCATAACCGCATTACGGAATTCCCCAAATGTCAAATCACTGCCATGAGAAAGCGGACCTTTATATTGCTTCCATTCAGGTAACAGATTCTTTGTGCTTGAAAAGATAAGTTCAACCTCTTTCCCTTCTTTACTTTCACTCCACATCCATCCCAGCGTCAACGCCAATTCATCAATCAAAATATAATAATCAATGCTACTCTTTCTCCGGATGCCACGATTGGAAAGAACAAAACGGCACCACTCTCGTTTCACGTCCATTAAAGTTATTTTAGGGCGTTCAATTAATTTCTGACGCAAGCGGAGCAAGTATAACCACTCTGCAGGAAGAACTTCCTCCCAACAATCCGGAAAATCTATCTGTTTGTTATTCATAATTACACCTGATTTGTTGCCCGTTTATCTGACGTTACATTATCCTCTTTATTGATAACCTTGCGATACATACCAACAAAAAGACCTTTCTTATGTGGAAAGTTTATTCGGATTGCATCATTCAGAGCCTCCAACGCTATTTCCTCCGGGATTTGTGTATCAGCCCCATAGAAAATCTTTAATGCGTATAGCATTTGGCTGCCACTGTCACCTTTGCCGTCGATGATGATGTTGGATAACGCAGGATTCAATCCAAAGCCGCTTGTAGTAGAGCTATCAGCTATCCTTGATATTTCCGCCTGTGCTGCGATGTATTTATCTACGTTCATTTCGATTGGCTCGATTTTCCATGATTGCAGGTTTCCGTCCTGATCCACAAAGTCCACACAAGTGAAGAATTTACCTGCATTCTTTTTACCGGCCATGACATCTGCAATCCTCTTGGTAAGTTCATCTCGCAAACGGTCTATTTCTTCGTATATCTGTGCTTCTCTCCATTCTTCGTGCATGGCACGTATCATTTCTTCTTTCTGCCTCCAATACTCTTCCGGCTCATGAACAATGTATGCAGATGCAATCATATTCTCATTTAGATATTGGATTATTTCCGGAAGGGTATTAGCATCCAATAGCCAGGGAATCGAACCATGAAAACTGGAAATTGCATACATATTGCGCCCGAAACTACGCATACTATGATATTTCACAGCGGTTTCCGTAGCTGAAGGATTCCATTTATCGAAGATGCTATACAACATCATCCTCTTACTGGTATAACTGTCAAAGTCCCCAATAAGAAACTGTTTCACATCTTCCAATCTCCGGCTGTCATTCTCCGGCCATACCATCCGGCAATCTGTACTGTGAAGGGCTTCCAAACGGGTTATCCACGGTTTACCGATCCGGATTGATTTGGCTGCATAGTATTTCACAAATACTCCTTTCATGTGATTGTACTCTACAAAAGCATTACGAATATAACTCCGATAATCCCATGTATCAAGCCATTCCTGTATCTCATTATCTATCAACCACTCTTGCACACGTTCATTGTTGACTACATTCACCCGATAAAGCATCGGACCTTGACCATACATCAAACCTGTTTTGCGATCCAAAATGCCCGGTCCCAGATTATTCTTTTCAAGAATGTCACGTACTGTCTTCGGAAGATTATTATCAATTCCCCAGGGAACAACGCGAACTCCGGCTATTGTCACCGGATCACCATCCCAGTTGGAGGAAGAACCATTAAAAAAACTACTTAGTTCATTGTTACCTAAACTCATATTGATGGCATAGGTACCTACTCCAGCATCAACAAACCGGAAGCCTCCAATTTTCTCCTTTATTTCAGCCATTATAATTCAATTTTCTATTTTCCAATATCCCTTTTAAGCGGGCAATTTCCGCATCACTCAAGCCATACATAACTCTCGAAATCAATCGGTTCAGCCCTCCATACATATTTTTTGCATACCATCTCGTATTTTTCTTCACCGGATTCCGGTTTGCTTTCATTCCCCAAACCGTCCGGTTTGTATCAACTTGATGCCGATTCTTCTTATTTCCCGCAATTTCAAAAGCACGACCATAAGAAAAGAAACTAACCTTTAATCCCGGATTCTCTCCGTCATGGAAAGTTTTATAATCTATGCTATCATGCAAAGCATCCGTCTGCATGAGCTCTCTTGTCTCTATAGCTTCAGTAAGTATATCACAAAGCCATTCTCCGTGCTGTGACAGTTCCTCCTCAATAAAAAGGGTCTTTAATTCCTTGCTTTCGTTACTTTCCATTATTACACTAACTATATTGCAAAATTACATACGAGAAAGACCTTAAAAAAGGACACAAAAAAGCCCCGACTGCACTCACAATCGGGGCTTTTTTATTATTTCAAACCTTAGATTTGCTCAAATCTTATTTTATCATTTAGCAGGAATCAAATTTCTTTCTATATATACTTCCTCATTTAAATCTCCATTTTTCAGAGATTTACCATCTTTGCTACTATATTTCAGTTTTTTATCTCCATATTTAATCACATCAGGCGTCATGCCTGTCTCTGATTTAATTTCATCAATGACTAAAAATAATTCGCGTAGGTCTTTTAGACCTGAAAGGAAATAATGTATCTCACTGTCTTTCATCTGAATCTCTTTTCTCGTTTACAACTATTCTTTGGTCATTCAAAGCTAAATCCAATTGATTACGAAGTTCTATTAGTTCTTCCCTAGCACAAGTGCATATATATTTAGAATATAAAGCAATAGTATATTCTTCCATGCACTTTATACCACCTGAATAACTACAGCTTTTTATAATTTTAAATATCGGATTACTCATAGTTTAACTCCTTTCTCTCCATTAGATTGGAGTGCATTTTGCAAACAAGCTATTAATTCAACAACCTCTTCACCTGTCAATTCACACAATTCATAGCTACCTAGATAACTGATATTATAGTTATATTCTCCAGATTCAGTATCAGTATGTTTACGTTCACTTGTCACGAAGATGTTTTTATTAGTTATAGATTTATCCCGTTTCATAATGTACCTCCTTTCATCATTGAGGCATTGATACGTATATTCACACGGCTATTACCCACGATGAAATTCATTTCACCGTTTTCGTCTTTACTCGTCCAGACTTTATCATGTCCGGAAGTAATCAAATCACTAATTTTGTTGAAAAATTCTTGGACTTTCTTTGCCTCTACGCATTTGGTGAGGACTTTTTTTTCTTTTTTCATATCACTGTATTGTTTGACATTTCGGCAATTATAGAACACAAGAACGGCCGCCATTTCCCGTGTCGTCAAACAATACAGTGATAATCGCCGAGGCAATAACAATGTTTGGGAAAGGCAGCCGCCTATTTCGTATGTATCATTTTCCAAAGACTAGGAAAACGTTGTATAAGGACATAAAAAAGGCCCACCAAATATCATGAGCATTATACGATGCACATCGACGATTAAAAAAAATCGTATTGTTTGACTCTGCAAATATGAGGATAAAATTTGAAAGTGCAAAAGAAAAGTGGCATTTTTAAATGTAATCAATATTTAGTTTATTCAATTCTTCTAGGAAGAAGCATGTTGAAGCTTTATTGACTACAAATTGTCTTCTATTATCAAATAACAGAAATTTATCAGAACTACCCTCTAACGATGTTATTAGTAATGGCGTATGTCTTAATACATCTATATTCACATTTTTGCAGTCCATTTGCATGGAGTTTATCAATACTATCCTATCTTTGTGTTTTTCTATGGCTTCGTGGCAAATTACATATTCACCACCTTCCATATTGTTTATAACTCTATATCCATTTAAATATTCTTGAATCATATAAATATTACCTTCATCATGAGAACGACCAATAACCAATCTTCCTCGACGGGCATCAACAACTTTTCCTTCTTTACAAAGTTGTTCAAATTCTTTTTTCGAAATAAACATCGTAAATTCGACGAATTAAATACTGCACTAAAAAATGAAGAAAATGAAATCCCGTCTTTAATACATGGTGGATATACACACTCATCACCTGTGCAAAAAAAAATAGAGCCTGCATTTCACAGCGGGCATGCTGCTACTCTACAAGCTCTATTAATCGCGATTATAAAAATATTCTAAATATAATGTAACCCGTATGCCCCCGTTTCACATCATATAATCATGCAGTTATACTGTACAAATATGCGGATAATATCTGAAAGTGCAAAAGAAAAATATTATTTTTGTGGAAAACATCAAGCTATATGTTCGAAATAGAGTTAGCTACTTATCACAAGAATTTAGAACGCCTTCGCGAAGAAAATCCTTTGGGTGGTTATGTCGTAATCAAAGAAGATGAGATTTTAGACGTATGGATAAACGATCTTGATGCTCTCAAAGAGGGCGTTAAAGCGTTTGGACGCATTCAATTTATGATTAAAGACATCAATGAGAAGCCTATAAACATTAGCGCATTTGGTAGTGCCAGTAGTAAAATGAATCTATGAAAAGCTAATATCTTTAATTTATGATAATATGATAAGTCCGGCTATTTACTAATAAAAAAATAAAGCGGAGAAAAACTCCGCTTTAACTTATCATTTCTTATGCTTTTTATCATACTCCTCTTTCGTAATGAGCCCTTCTTTCAATTGTTCATCAGAAGTGACCTTTTTCGATAATAACCAATGGTATGTATTTTGATTACTAGCTGTTACAACATAAGCTTGTTCAAACTCCCATCCGCGCTTTCCCATATAGTTCATAGCATCTACCATAGAGTTAAACTCTAATTTTTCACCCTCATCATCAACTAAATATTGCTTGGCATCACCAGACCAATATTTAGTTTTTTGCCCGAAATCGACAGTTACAATAACTTTAGTACTCATAAACTTACCCATACCGAGTAATTCACAAAACACTTTGTATGACTCTTGAGCCATTACATTGACGCTGACAAACATCAGCATTAGAAAAATAATCTTCTTCATTTCATTAAATATTTAGTAAAAATGTGTGTGCGTGCTATACAAAAAAACACCTCCTCATATTGTGCATTGACTGGAATCATCCAAGACCCAATATATAGATTACACAATATGAGGAGGTGAATCATTTGTTTGTGCTCAACACACAAATATCAGTATAATATTTAATAATACCAAAATATAATAACAAAATATGCGCTTTAAAGAATAAAAAAGGGCTTCCAACCCGTGGAAGCCCTTTTACTTGTCAAAGTTTTGCCTCATGCCAATGAAGCAAAATATCTTAAATAGCCCTTATAATGTATCTTTAACCTCATCATTATCTTCTTTTCCATCTTTCGAGTTATCATTCTCTTTCTTTTTAGGAGCTCCGTAATCTTCTTCAGGACTAGTTAGTAGATCAATCTCTTTATCAAACAATTTAAAGATTCTTTTAGTAACCATTAAAATATTCATAACTAAGTGAGCAACTCCTCCATAAAAAAGTATTCCTATAGGAAAAAGATAAATGAAATGAACTGTTATCTTAAATAAAAATATAGTATTACATATTGGTGACTCAAAAAATGTTTGGTAAACAACACAGTCATCTCCAATCGTTAAGTTCATTAGTAATGACAATACTAACAAAAAAAGAGATACTGGAATTAAATAGCAGATGTTATAAAATGTTTCTTTAATTAGAGGTATTCTTTCTTTATTATGACGAGTTTTGATTTTATTCATTACGAATGAAATCATTGTTGCTAACAAACTTATAAATATTGGAATAAAGATAGACAAAAATAAAGTAAGGATGCCTAATATGGCCTTTGTATCGTTATAGAATAAGAGACTACACAGAATCCCCAACAACAGTGGTAATCCTATAAATACCCATTTATTATTAGGATCAGCTTTCAGAATTTCTTTTTCTTTCTGAAGGATCTCTCTAATATTTATAAATGTAAATGTCTTTTTCATCTATTCAAATACTTTGAAATCAGGATTATCTTCTATAAACTTTTTTGTTGCTTTTTTTATTGATTCATAATCTGAGAAGCCTTTAGTATTTCCATTGACATCTAAGTCATAGTACGGATGAATGATGTTTTTCTCCTCGTCATTCAAATACAAAGTTCTTGTCTTTCCTCCTCCAATTGTGGATGACACCTTTTGAGTTGAGTCTTCAAATATAGCGTTTAATTCCGGAGAATCAAATAAATATTTTCCAGAATTAACCATTTCACGAATTTTTTTCTCTTTTACTTCACTCATATTCTTCTTGAATTTCATAGTTAATTCAAGAGTGAAGTCTTCAGAGTCTAAACCGCCAAAGTAGCGTTCAGAAGCATCTGTTGGTATAGAGTTAGCGGACAGAGATAACGAATTATATTTTCCTTCACGAAGTTTCTTTAAATATGCCCCTAACACAACACTACCTCTATCAATTATATAAAGATCTCCTGCTCCGAAATGAAAGTTAAGAAATGATATTAAAATACTTCTTATCAAAGGAAATATGCCATTGTTATCTATTCTTTCTAATATGACTAAAGCTTTATCTCCCTTTCTTGGAATCTGAATATAATAGAAAAAAGGTTTCAAGATGGCTTTACTTTTACCTAAGAAAATCTTTTTAGTCTCATCTTTAGGATCGTCCTTGTCTACAGCTTCATATTCTTTACCATAATAGCCAGTTTCTATTATCCCACAAATATAACGTTTTAGATCACTATGATCATGACCTTCTGGCGGAACTCTTACAGTCATCTTTTCAGCAGGGAGATCCCCTGTTACATTTTTATCAATATATTTAATGAATCCGGTTTCACTATCAGATAATAATTTATAAATATCAGGAGAATCAGCAAATGACCAAGGTTCTTTCTCTCTTTTTTTTCTAATTGTAATTGTATAAGCTTCAATAGTAGTTTTCATAATCATTAGAAATGGCGAATCCCTTATCAAGATGCGCCCAAAGGTCTAGTATTAACCTTAATCCGATTTTACGGATTACATCTTGAAAAGGGATCCATGTGTTTGTCATTAATGACGTTTTTATACTAAATTCTTGGGGCGACACAAAAGTGCTGAAAAAAACTTATATATCAAAGAAAAAGCAGAGTTTTTTACTTTGCTTTTTATAATATTATGTGACAATAAGAGTTCACTCCTGATTTTCAAATAGATTTGCCATGTTCGAAGATTGTTATATACTCTATAGAATATAGCTATTTTGTTACAACTAATCTTTTCCAAACCAAAATAATACTCACAAATAGCTCAACAATCCAAGCTAAAATTGCACCCGCTAATAAAGATGCATAATTTTGAAATCGACTTATTTTATTAGCTTTTTCTATATCTTGTAAATAAATATAAACCCCTTGATTCTCTATAATCTCTTCCAGTTTTTTTCGCCCTTTGTAGCTTATACATCTTGAATTTTTCGATGATGGTTCCGGGAAAATATCCAATACAAGAGTTTTTCCTTGATTTAAAATTATAGAAATCTGAAAATCGTCAGAATAGCCATAAAAATCATTTTTCTCATAATCTGGCATAAATAATTGATATAAAGTATATGGATTATCATTAGGAGAGTACATATCTTCACCCCCAAATTTAAAATGCTGGAAATTAAAATCAGAACATAACCCTTTGTTTTTATAATAATACCTTTCAATTCTATTAGTAATTACCTTTTTATTATCTTTTACATTGGACTGATACAAATAATTGCTTTGGCATTCATTTTTTGTGTCTTCATAAAACTTATTATATGACTCATCCAGTTTTACATTACTTATATTTGAAATAGTTAAATTTGTGAATCCATATATCATAATAGAATCAATATCTGTACTATTTTTACGACAAAAATAGTTGCAATTAAGCGAACTTTTAGGAAATAATTTATCATTCAGAGAGTTCCTTTCATTAAATATTAGCGAATCATTTCTTTCTTTGAAATCTAAAAAATTATTCATCAACTCATAATATAATATTGCACTTTTCTCACGCAAATCACAATGGATATACATTTTATTAAATAATAAAGATTGCGTTTTATTATATACTATACTAGTCTCACGAAACTCCGGATATTGCTTATTGAAAGCATAGAATAATAAAACAATCATCAAAATAAACAATATCAAAATTAGCCATAATCTAACCTTTACCGTCGTTAAAAAAAAGGGTAATTTAGACTTTGCTAGCCAAAAAACTAATTTTTTCTTGTTCCAATGCATATTTATTTTGTACCACATAGTTCTACATATTTATTAAATAACAAATATATGATTTTATTTATAGCAGACCTTTTAAAATGGAAAAAATTTGCATTTAAGAACCTTAGTTTTATCATGATATTATTTTATACATTGATTTACTTCAATTTTGATTTAAGTATCCTTATCATTCGAATTATTTCAATAACGTGTGTTACCTAGTCTATTGATATATAATAGGTTATAGATATAATGGATATAGATATACATTATATATGATTATATTTTAGTTATCTTCCAAAATACCTTTTTTTGATTTTGCAGTTAAATACGGTTGTTTTTCTTCCAAATTGGGGAGATATTTACATCAGAAAAAACATTTCCAATCATTAATTAACTGATTTTCAACCATAAAACTATTTGCGGTTTCTAAAAAACCGCAAATGAAACGAAGTTCTGCCCGACACGCGCCGCCCCCTTTTTGCGGTCGCACCCCCCTTTTGGGGCGGGAAATGTGACAAAATCTTTACAATCCCACCATTATCGCATTTTCCTCAAAGAAAATGCCACCTATCTGCCTGCCCTGGCAGGTGTGCATGAAAAAGCCTCGCTATCTTTACAGACTGCGAGGCTACCACTCGAATAAAAAACGAACTACATCCTAGACGCAACAGACAGATTGCGTCCCGTCTTCCATATCCGTATCCATTCCTTACGTAACATAAGATATTTCAGTGCATCCGTAAGATTAGTCGATTCTTTAGGCAATCGGTTTGTAGGCAACTTATCGCCTGTCTTTAATTTGACTATCTCTGAACCACCATCAGAACGAGTAACAGACTTTGTTCCTGTTATTTCCATCTCACTTTTGAGGTTGGAACAATTATATTGGTCAAATTGAATAGTAAATAATCCCCGTTCTAAGTTACCGCTCAATAAATCCATGAAAAAGCGGTATTCTAAATTACTGCCTATGTTACCTTGTCCGAGGCTCATCAACTGCACTTGCCATCCTGTTCTTGTACCATCAGCATAAAATTCTATATTCTTCTTTATTTGAGTAGCCATATCCGCCTTGACTTTATGATAATTATTCATCGAACGATCATAATAGAGTTTCAATATCTTCCGTCTATGCGGTTTAAAATATTCCAAGAAATTATCAGCCAGTTCTCTGGCTGTATTAGGTGGCAATGTATAGAGTTCTTTTAATACCTTGTACTTTTTCTTATCCTGTTGTCCCAGCACCATAGACAGCATATTACCAGAATCCATACCGGCCTCTAACGGACGATTCATATCCAAATGCCTAAGCACCGTGCAATCTTCCTTCCAGCCCAACGGTTTCGTTTCAATAATTTCATTGATAAATCCATCAGCATAAAAATGCCGGATAGCCAAATTACAGTAAAACATTTGCCCGGCTTCCAATTTGGGGATAATCGAAAGAATATTGCACAGAATTCCTTCAAGTCCCTCGGAAAATTCATCACTAAACCAATCCAGCCCTAAAACGTCTGCATTGACATAAGAGGATGAAATGAAGAAAAACGATGTACGTGAACGTGTCTTGATCCATCGTTCTTCCCACCGCTTCATATTGCGTCCTGCGAGTTCCAGCGCCCGTTGCAGTTTATTAAGACTTGGAGCTAATGATTTATCAAAGCGATATTTCTTCAACACTTCATTATATTCCTGTAAGGTAGCTACATACGTCTTTTTCGTCTCGTTATAAACAAATCCCGCCTGAAGCATTAACAGAATCTTATCTTTATCGTTCTGTTTAGCCAGTTTCAGAATCCAGTCATATTCGCCAATATGGTTAGGATTAGGCATATCGGTAGTAAGGGTACGACTACGGTACCAAACATTCATTCCATACTTCACCCTGAAACCTCGTACAGCTTTCAACAGATTCGTAAATTTCTCCTCCGGGAAATACTTGACTTCATCACCGAACACTCCAACATACGAACGTCCTGCACCGATAGACGGTCTGTCTAAAGAGATGAATGTGAAATTAAATCCGGTATAGAAGACCATAGTGTTACGCCAGTCCGTACATACATTGTACATTCTTTCCTGCCATTCTTTAGGCGGCTCCTGGTTAATCACATAGTGAATGCCTATTTCCCACCCTAACAGGGAAAGTCCATCTATAAGCGAAGGAATGACATTCTTATGCAAATCTGAATACGTATCAGCTACCCATGCGAACGGCGCTCCCTGACAATCTTGTGCAACTTCTTGTACTCGTTCTGATAATACTTGCACTGTTTTAGCACTGGCGCGTCCGGCAATCCAATAAAGTGCCCAAGGCATCATTATTGATATGAGTTGGGCCATCCAATTTGCGTATCGCTGTTCTACTTCATCAGTCGATGTCTTTAGTTTTTGTTTCCTGGTCATCGAGCATTTCAATTATGTCCACATCAATCACTTGCGCATCCCTCTTTAAACGAACTTTCTCCCGCTCCGGAATATCAGGAATAGAATCAATCTGTTCAGCAAGCAATTGCCTGTTAACCTGTGGCATTCCTACAGCCTGCGTATCAAGCATATAAATTTTTATGGGCTTTTCGTTTACTTCCTTCCGTTTCTGCGGATCAGGCTTATCCAATTGTTTGATTTTAGCAGCCTGTATCATCAAGTTTCCATATACTTCCATATCCTTAGAAGAATGTGCATTCATTAATACAACCTGTGCCGCTTTCTGCAGATTATCATACATCATATTTCGGTGAGCGTTATTTTCTACCGAATCATTCGCAAAAAACAGGTTTATAGCCTCATTATACATTTCCCTGGCCCTAGCCCTCTTTACCTGAAAAGGGTCATGCATAAGGAAAGATATTGCATTATCCTTACCATACTTCCGCTGTATGCCAATCAGGGCGTACAGCGCATTATAATAATCCATCTCATCATCCGTTAGTTCCATTGTACAACCGGATGCCAAGTAATCCTGTAACCTGTCAAAATAAGAAGTTTCAAACATTCTCTATATCTCCGAAAAAAACTTGGTTAATCGCATTCTTAAAACCGACTTCACGACGTAGTTTATCAAGCCGCTGTGCCTGAGTTACATTGTCACCAACTTCAGCACTGGCCGTCATTGATAATCCTTCCTTAGCCTGTTGTATCAACTGTCCGCGTTCATAATGGTATTTCAGTGGAGAACCTACCAAATTGAAGTACCACTCAAAATCATTCAAAGGAATATTATAAAACATCGCTATTTGCTTAGGAGTATATCCTATAGCTGCCAGCTTTTCATATTCATCAAAGTTAATCCTGTCATACCATACCGGATTTTCTCTCCACTTAACCAATTCGTCCGCAACGAAACTCATAGACTTCCTTACTTTTTAAAAATACATATTGTTCTTCCATCGCATTCTCGCCATAGTTTCCACTTCCTTCCACAACAAAAAAGCCTTTAGGTGTATCCAAACAAGTAATCTTCTTATGACTCCACGCAAAAGACAATTCAATAACTCCATCTTGATGGAGTGCCATCAACCTTTCAAAAATCTTAGGCATACGAAACTTTATTGTTTCGGAAATATGCAAATGAATACTTCCAATGGCCCCTTTGTCCTTCCATCGGAGCAATGCATTTATTATGCGTTCATTGGTTGAATAAGTTGCTATATACAGGTGTTCCAAATATCCGGTATGTTTGAGCAAGTAAACAATAAAAGTAAATGCTGTAAAACTCTTCCGTGTCTCAATGAAAAAGACTTCATTCTCTTTTGGAAGCCTGCCACACAGTTCCTTGAGATTATTCAATTTATATGTGTGGAGCATTTCAAACCGCTTCGAATACATCTTTGATTCGCGCAATTCTTCACGCAGTTCGTTCAAGTCAAAATAATAACTCATTCAAGTAGACGGTTCACCTCCTCCAGTTCAACCCTGTAACCAACCAATCTCTCCTGTCGTTCAATATCCAAATGCGGCTTATCTCCTTTATTCAATTCATTTGTAACCCGCCAAATATTGTTTTCGATCTGTCTTTGGCGCTTTACAAGTTCTTTTATCGGTAGTCCCAGTAGTTCTTTTCTCCTTTTAAACTCATTAAAAATCGGATGCTTACCTAACAGCACCTTGTTCTGTTGATAATAATTTAATTCTTCCCATATCATCCGATTTTCAATATAATTATCTATCAATTGCTTACTGACAGAAGCACATTGGTTCAAGTCGGTGCAATCACGAAGTTGAGCATGCAGCTCTATGTATGTATGGTATCGTGAGAATTTTCGAGAAGCAAGAGCCTCCAATTCCACCGGACATGATTTATTCTTTAGAAAAGAGAACTCCTCACGAAAAGATTTGGGTTTGCGACTGAATGTGATCTCCGTTTCTTTCCAATTTGTTGTAAAGTCCTGATTAACTCCGTATTTCTTGCAAAGAAATGCAACCATCATTCTTTTGTTTCCTGAAGGATTAGAACGAACAAGACGCAATGTCAATGAGGATACGCCCGATTGTTCCATCAGGCGTATTCCTTCTTGAGCATTTGCCCCATTCTTCAACCAGGCTATTACGATTTCCTTCACTCTTCAAAATCGGATTTATCGGGAAACATGTCAAGCAAATATTTCATCAGGAAATCTGAATATCCACTTTCTGAATTGTTCAGAAACATTTTCTTTGATACCAGTTCCTCAAACTTCTTAGAATCCGGCTGTTTGGATATGATGGATAATGCAATATTATCACTTTGCCAGTTCAGTTCGATAGAGGAAATTTGTTCGGTACTCCAAAGAGTATTAAAATAGACAGATGAAATCAGATAGCCACCTGCATTCAGTTCCGGGAACCTTTCAAACATATCCACAAGTTTCTGCTTTTCGTAAACAACAGGGGTATGTGTACCAAAGTCTAATTTAGGAAAATTTGACAGTAGATCAACTGTACGAAGCATATTCTCCTTATAAATCCCTTTATAAAGTTCCGGTCGTAAGAACCCTTTGTTTTTAGGAACCTCAAAGTGCGCCAACATCACCGGAGCAACTAGATAAATATCATCATTAGACCAGATGAATTTTTCAGTAACCTCATCAGCAGCTATGGCCAATTTCAATTTTTCCACCACATCAACCTGTGGATTATCAGACACACAGTCATGCTCAATGACCGTAACTTCATCACTCATCCATTCTTCCCGGTCACCAATAACCACAATGTTAACGCCAAAACGCAAGAATTTATGTAAAGAACGTAATGCCATTCTTAGCTCGTCTCCTTGTGCTTTCTCTTTGACATAAGGGATTGCGACTGTTACATGATCCGTAGCGATGAAATTCTCTTTAGAGGCCGGCTCCTCGTTTGATTTGTCCTCAACTTTAAGTGTGGGGTTTTCATCAGAAGTCTGTTCTACTTCCAACTTAACTTCTACTTTTTCTTCTTTTTCCTTTTTCGTTCTCATGTTCTTGATTTTTTTGATACACAAAAGTATCATTATCCCAATACAGGCAAAAGGACACAAAAAGAGGTGCCATATCCCGTAGAATATGCACCTCTTTCCAATACAACCAATAAACTTAATTATAGACCACCTTTAGATGAACCTGATGTGACACTCAATCCCAATACTGCGTTGATTTCATCATCGTCAGTAGCCGGAATAAGACTTTTGGCAATATGTCCAATTGTAGCCCCACGTAAAGAACTTGCCAAGTTAATGGTGTTTTTATCACCCTCTTTGTTATCCTGTGAATCTGCTTTTGTGAGTTTCAGGGGAGTACAGGGAGTACCCGCCACCTTTGCATCTTCACCAGAGCATCCGAAGACAATAGCTCCTAAATCCTCATTAATATTGTTGTTCACAAATTCGTCATGTTCAACTTCCGTTCCCGGATGCTCATAATCTACGTGATGAATAAAACCACGTGCATCGTCTTCTCCTTCACTCGTATGATAGATATTGATAGAGGAATCCGTTGCATAAACTGCAATAGGTTTCTTACCTTCCATCAGAGCAAATTCCTTGATGCGCACTCCTTTTTCATCACGTGTGTACGTCTTTACATCCTTCCAACGAAAATAGACAATATACGCTTTCTTTCCTTTCGGACGTCCTGCATTCGATGACTTCTTTGGAACCGAAGCAAACTGATATACTAATTCTGCCATAATTTTACCTCCTTTCATTGATTAAAGTCCACCAGCTTCAGATGCGGACGCTCCTGATTCTGTAGGCGGAATATATGCGAAAATAGCTTCTGCAATCCAAAAGCCGGTAGCTTCCCACCATTCCGCAAAGATTTTCACTTTATAGTTCTCTCCCTGCATCCAAATTTTTGTAGCCTGTGGGTCTTTACTACGTAGATGCTTGAAGTTCTCTTTGGGAGTAATAAAGAATACTCCGGTACCGCGCATACCTTCAAGTGGAGCAAATGTGAATTTTGAAAAATCAACTTTCACTTTTTCTCCATCTTCATTCTTCAACCAGGGGTATTTCTTCCGGTATGCTTTTCCGTAACGTGTTACAATATCCGGGTCGGCATGAATAAACATCTGTTTATTCTTGTACAAAGGTTTAACCTCTTCAACTGCCTTGTCGATCTGATCCACCAACTGTTCATCTGATAGTTTCACACCATTAAGCAGCCAAGTAATAGCCTTATTTCCGGCTTCCTTCAATGCTTTAAGCTGAGTTACATAGCCATCCATAACTTCGTTAGCATCCGTAGCGTTGTCACCGTCTTTCTCTGCTGTAGATTCAACGAACTTACCCGTAGCCAAAGCAACTTCCCGTTCTTCATCCAGCTTAGGGAATACAAGTTGATTCAGGATATACTTAACAACCGGCATATCTTCCGGCTTCAAGTTTTCATCATACAGATATCCAATAATATCCTCCATCACATCGGATGGTACGATGGCAACATTAATTTTACACTTGAAGTTCTTAATGGTAAGCGGAGTGAACTTTGATTTTCCTTTGGGTGTCCAGTGCGGTGTGAACTGTTGCAAAACAGAATCAATGGCCGCCTGTTGTGCACGGACCTCCACTTTGTCAGTTGCGATAGTTGACATATACTGTGTAGATTCGGTTTTACCCATCAAACTACGAAGTATTTCCAGGCGCTCACTATTTACATACTTACCAAACTCATTCTGCAATTCAGTAGTTTCGATAGTTGTATTGCCTGAATAAGAAGCACCCGGTTTACCATAATAAATAGCATCCACATATTTATTATGCGCCAAGCTCATATCAGCTTTAAATCCCTTTCCCATATTCTCCGCATTTGCTCCTGTTACAACCTTACCCGCATCGGCTGTTTCTTCTTTTTCCAATTTAGCAATCTTGGCTTCAGCTTTGGCCTTCTCCTCTTCCAATTTAGAAATGCGCTCACGGGCTTTTTCCAGCTCTTTCGCATTTTTTTCCTTGTCAGCTTCCATTTCGACAAGAAGCCCCTCTGTCACTGCGCTCTCTGCAGTTTTTCCTTCCTTTTCGAATTCGGAAAGATCTTTTTTGAACTCTTCCACGAACTTCTTTCCGTATTTCTCTTCCAGTTTCGTCTCTTGTTCCTTGCTCATAGAAGACTTTCCATCTTTGTCTTTAGCAAAAGCAGAGATTCCCAGATACCCAAATACGGCAGCAACTACTTTTTCAAACATAATTATGCACTTTTTGAATTAATATATTCATTTACATACGCATCTCTGCGCAACTCTCTCACTCTTCCCAGGGCAAAATCCCTAGTACCGACTGAATCAATCAAGCCATTTTCTTTGGCATCGTTCGCATAGAACATACGCCCGGCAATGATCCCTTCTGTTTCGAGGTTAAGTTTACTACCTCTTTTATTTTTAACTGCCTCTTGGAACCCTCTTGCAAGTGGGTCAAGTTCTTCTGTTTTGATTGCATCATATTTTCCCTCCTTCGCCGCTTCAAACGGGCCATTTTTATAAGATGATAAATTACTATAGATGGTATGCACCTTAACTCCAACGTTCTCATAATATTTGGCATAGTCAGGAAAGCTCATCATCACACCGATAGAGCCAAATTCAGAAGAGATTGTATTAGATGCAATAATTTCGTCGCAGTAACAGGCCACATAATAGGCTGCAGATGCACACAGATCGCAATATGCAACCACGCATTTCTTTTTCTTCTGTGCATATTGAATCGCATCAACAAGCGGAGCGATAGCATCAACGCTACCGCCACCGGAATCTATGTCAAGCAAAATACCAGAAATTTTGGGAGAATCCGCTGCCTGATTTACCATCTCTGCCACTTCAGTAGTTCCATAGCTACAGTATGAACCATATTTCAACATAGAACCTTGAAGCCCTATGATAGCCACACTGTCCTGTGGTGCATCTGAAAAATCATGTCCTGTTTTCATCTCTGTTTCAGACATTGCACACACAACTATAGGGGATTTATCCGACAGCTTGGTTATATCCTCATTCTCGACTCCTCTTTCCAAAAGAAGATTAACCAGGATTTGGTTAGCTTCCACATCCCGGAACGAGATAAACCATTTACCTCTCAGAACAGCACTATATAAAGAAGAAAAAGCCATGTAATTTTATACTTTATTTGTTTGATACAAAATTACAATGACTTAGCACCTATTAAAAGGACTTTAGGAACTTTGAAAACTCGGCACTAGAACGTTTTAATGATAGAGTGATGGCTACAGGGGAACCGCTTCTCTCAATAGAGAGCTGTACCGGGTTTTTATCTGTTCCAACCACTTTCCTCTCACCATTAGAGTAATCAATACGAAGTAGCCCATATCCACTACATTGTTCCCTAATAAGTGCTTCATGCGCTTCACTTGAATCTGTACAAGTAGCGCTTAATTCTTGTTGTATCAATTCTCCCGATGCAGACCTCGTTTCTTTCAGTTCACATTTGGATATATTAAAATCTATCCAATTGCCGGAAACGGAGATGGAACTAACACCCAAACAATCATCAATATCCGCATCGTCTATTGAAAGATAGAACATTGCGCTGATTTGTGCTCTTTTATCATCTAAATTCATAGCTTATATATCTAATAATGAATAATTTGCTTAAAAGTATAAGTATAAAAAAGATAAAAAACACCTTTTTACTTATAGATTAATCGTAAAAAAAGCACAATCACCTAAAAAAGAGACAGTTGTATTTCCTTATTTACCTCTTTTATCATCTTTTTCCGATTTCGATAGTCATACTTCTTTACCGCATCATAGTTTATAGCGTTATTTTTAATGTTATATGCCATTAAAAACGCTTTTATAATCTTATCCTGCTTGAATCCCTTCTCATACCCCGCAACGAAATATTCGCGAATACGAAGACGGAAAGATGCTTCAATGTAATCCTGCAACATCCTTTGTTTCCATTCTGGAATATACAGAAAGTTTTCATTTAAAATGAAATGATTCCATTCCTGTGTTGGCAAATATAATGTAATTGGATTCTCTTTCAAAGGAAGACGTGGCGGGCGGTCTTTTATTGTCACCATTGATTGAATCATTTTTCCGAGATCATTAGTGGTTGCCACCATTACCCCACCTTCTTTTCTACACCCAAACTCATGATATAAGTAATCATGTAAATAAGGTGCCAGTTCTATTGTTACACTTGGTTTTTCCATATTACTTGTTTTTTTAAATAATTTCCCATACTAGCTTACAACCTACAACTAACAATCAAAGCATTGTATATAAGCACATTACATATAGCCTACCGGTTGTAACCACTTATATGGTTGTAAGTGGTTGTAAGTAGGTTGTAAGTGAATATCAAACTACACACTTACAACCTTTTCACATCTGATTATCAACATATTAAAACGCATATATTATAAAGGTTGTAAGGTTGTAACCACATTTTCAATTATTTTTCTCTTAAATAGTTTTTTATATATTAGACCTTATGATCTAATATACATATATACAAATATCTGATTAATAGAGTTGTACTACCTTATATCCATAACGCGTACCCATTCCCGGCAATTTCTTACCTATACGTTCATATCCTAACTGGCGCAATGCTTGCCCGATAGTAATATCGTCAATGCGGGTCATTGAGCTAGTTATCTTTCGTGCAGCTTTCAGTTCCCGAACGATATCCATCGGCATGCGGAACAAAGACTCTTCATCTTCTTCCGGCTTCCGGTACCATTCCTTCACCAATTTATATGCGGTGGATTCAATCACATACTTTGCGTTATATTCTTGGAAATCATCATAATCTTTTCGATTAAAGGTATAATCAAAAGTTCCATTATACAAGGTCATAGCTTCCGCCCAAAGTTGATCGACATCCACGGCTTCTCTGTAATCCCCGATCTCGTCAATTTCAATAGCAGCTATTCTACGGAGAAGACCGGAATCCGAGTTAAATAGAAACCCTCCCATCTCCTGTGTCTTATTACTCGTGAAAGCACAGGAAGCAATACGTTGCATCTTTGTGGTGAAACTTTCTCCTGGCAACTTGATATCCACCATGAGCCGGCTCATATTATTTTTAAAACTGTTCTCTGTTGACTTAGTTATTCCAACAAACTCATCAAAGTTGATAATAAACCGGGAAACAAAGCACTCTGTCATTCTGAATATACGTTCGTCTTTATCCGAAACAACGTAATACTCTTCCAAACATCGTGGTACCAGAAATTCAATCAGTGTCGTCTTGCCTATTCCGCCTTGAGCATTAACAAATCCAATTGCTACATCATTCTGCCTCTTACCATATACTTGTGCAACTACAGCTACCAACCACTTTTTTATTAGGTATTTCATCCGGTTTTGATAAAATTCCGTATCATCTTTATCTTTAAAGTCGTGTGCCCGGAGAAAGCTGCAATACAAATCTATTTGGCTGACACCGTTCCATTTGTTTTGTAAACCATCAAAATACTCTGTAACCGGATTATATGCTGTCATCTGATTAGGAGAAGTCAATATAGCCTTTAATAACGACTTGCTACAGGCCAAACCATCATCAATCATATGCATATAGATATCATTTTCTGTGATTGATGTAGTGTATTCACGTTCCTTACTCTCAATATACGATTTTGAGTGGTCGAATATATTAATCTTAATTTCATAGTTCATATCCAACCACTCCTTTACCGCTTGTACTTTTCCAGCAGCTTTGGCAGCCGAAGAAGTTTTTGCCAATTCTCTCTTAGCCATTATTTCCCCATCTTAATCGGCGGTTTTCTCCTGGGAGTTCCACCACATTAAACATTTCGTCCATTCTCGTTCGGATGAAATTACCATACCTTTGCGCAGTAACCTTTCCTTTTACATCTCTTGCAGCTTCAAGTGTATCAAGAGTAAAGTTCGAAGTAGCATAAGTCCTACCGCCATATTCATACCTGATAGCAAACAGGTCTATAACCGGCTTGACTACATTTCCATAGTCTTTCATCTCCAAATTTTCACGTCCCAACTCATCAATAAACAAAGGTCTTTCTCTTAGGCCAGTAATTCCACCTTCAGATTGAAGTAATTCTATCAGTTGCTTTGCATGAATAGTTTCAGTTATCTTACGAGTGAGATAATCCTGTACAGACAAATAGGAGTACATCAATAAGGATTTGCCGCATCCGACTTTTCCCATCAAATATATGCCTTTATGTACATTCCACTTGCAATTCCCCACATCTCCGGTCAGATAATAATATAACTGACGAATTATGTCCTTATTGTACTGGTCAACAATGAATGTTGACTTAATACCTCTTTGCATCATTATAGCTTCTGCCTTTGCTTTCAATAGCGTCCAAAACTCGATGTCAGAAATATGAGAATAATGAAAAGCCCATAGCTCCCGATCCAGTTCTTGCTGCTTTTGTTTGCAGGTATTAATGAAGTCACTAAAAGTCGCTGTCATGGGTTATTTCTTTAGGTGGGTTAGTATAGCTATTATCAGTCACTTTAAAAAACTTAGGATAACTACCAGCCATAGCGAAGTTCAAATATCTAATTGCTATATCCGGGCTTCCTTCACTTATTTCATCAAGATAGTCCAAAACCTTCTGTTCTTCTCTGCTTTTATAGGTCTTACCAAACGTTTCAAGACGGTATTCTTTCCAATATTGCCAAGTCTGCAGAAACTCTTCTTCTTCGAATGGTAGTTTGATTTCAATCGGCTCTATGGGATTCTGCATTAATTCGTCAAACTTCATTGCCTGCTCCTTCAGTTTATCCCATTCTTTGATAAACTTTGCTATTTTTTGTTGTGCAATAGCAGGAATACCGCCATCAATATAAGCATTAAACTCATTAGTGGCACATTCAAACTGTTTCCATAATATATTCCAAACTTTCTGCATATCTTCAGCTATTTAAGTCATTCTAAAAAAGACCGGGGATTTCACCCGGTCCCAATGAACAAACCCAAACTGGGGCTGATACCCAACAGCTCTCCTTAAAGCTGGCATATTAAAGTTAGTTATTCATAATTGACTCCTGACGGAGCATTTTTTACACAAATACTTGAAGGTTTATAAAGAACTTGCAAGTTCATTCAGTTTTAGCCATTTTCTTCAATATCTTTCTGAATTTCATTATATTCCTTAATGGCTTCGTTTAGAGCTTTAATAGGCGTCATCCCTTTATAGGCATTCCACAAAGCAGAGGTTATAATTTCGATTTCTGCATTTCTTTCTTTGATTGCATTCAGCACCCCTTCTATTACATATTGTTCCAACATTATTATTTAGTATTATTCAGCCAATCCAAAGCATTTTGCAAGTTTTCGGTATAATCTGCATTATATACATATGAAACTTCATCACCTCTTACATATTCACGGTCATTGTCAGTTTCTCCTAATATAAACTCCATATTTGAGGTTCCTAATCGATGTACACCTATACAATAGGTTGTTCCTACACGTTTCTTGCTCTTTTTAATTGCTAAAAGAAAAATTCTTTGTTCCATATCTATCCCTTTATTAATCAATTATTTCAAATGTAACTTTCACTTTTCTAATTAAAACGGAAGGTCATCACCCAGCGCCGGACGACAATCTCTAACCGTAAACTTGTTTACTTCAAAAGACTTGATAGAGCAAAGAACATAAGCCTTTCTATTCGAAGATTCAGCTAATCGTTTAGCCTCTGTCTCTGCACTTGTCAAATCGCTGTGTTTATACGCCGGGGTATGTTCACCCTCTACATATACCATAAAGAAAAAATCTTCTTTCTCATTCATATTTATTTGGTTTTACGTTAATTGCTTTACCTTAACCTCTTTGAGAACATAAAGAGGACTTTCTTTACTACATTCAGCCAGTATTTCTTGTATCAATCTTCCGTGTGACCTCTCCAAAGAAATAGGCGAGAATGTTCCATCAGAATTTTTCTGAAATAACAGGATTGCGCCATCTTTCAGATTTTCAAATGCAGTGTTCAGGGGTGAAACATCTATCTTACTCATATCTATTCTGATTTGAATTATTTTTCTTCTGATAATTTCTTTCCGCAAAACGGGCAAAAAGGATAAGCAATAGATATAGTACTCTCCGTTTTATTAAATGTACCATCCTTTTTCTTTTTCCGGTAAGTTGCTTCTATTACTGGCTTCTTTTCAAAAGACGGCATGGCGTACATATAATTTAAAGATGCTTCCGGGTCATCGGTCTTTTCTTTCAAATTCGCTTCTACTTTATCAAAACAGTCACACATATTCCATTACGTTTGCCTATACAGCATTAGGTTCAAGTTTATTCTTGTTAAATTCTATATTTGTCGAATAACTTTTTAAGTTCTTCCTCAAATTCAGCCTCTTGTTCTCTGGATATATAAATCAGAGTTTTGTCATTAACCTTGATTTTTGCTTCATATTCGTCTATTTCTTCCAAAACGAATTCAACACCAATGTTTTCATAAATTGTTCTTGCCATTTTTACTCCTTTCTGATTTGAATTAATAAAAAGTCTCAATGCCTCTTTCAAGTAACAACTCCATTACTGGTGGCGTTACTGCATTTCCGAGCTGTTTGACCTTATCTTTTCCAGTTCCACATATGACATAATCCGATTCGAAAGCCATAGCTGCCTGAACTTCGTGAGGAAATAGCATTCTATAAGTACACTCGTTTATATCAATGTTTTTAGGAGTAGACAAAACAAGTGCTACGCGGTCTTTTGTTGGAATAGTTCCAACTGGATCGAATATTCCGGATGCTTGATTATTTCCATAATAATAAGAAAGAAATGCATTCACAGCTTCGGTGGATGCTATTCCGTGCGTAATCATGGATGTTTGGGTACTTAATGCCTGGTTGATATCCCTGGCATTCGATTGGCCTCGATTTTCAACGATAAACGGAACTCTTAAAAGTGCATGAGAATCCACAGTAGTCATTGTTCCAAGAACTTGATCGATGGGTATTGGTGCATTCTTCGGATTGAAATTACCGCCGTAGTTCTTTATTATCATTGGGATACCGACGAAACCGTGATGGTTATCTCCGGAAAGTACCGTCGAAACGTGTTCATTTAACGGTCGGCACTTACCATTTTTATTATGTTCATCAATCAACATAGGCACTCCGACAACACCATAATTATGTTGCGTAGTCATTGTATACTCAGGTGATGTTATCGGCACTATATCACCACCGTATGAACCTTTGGTGACTAGTGCTGCAACTTGTCTGGTGGTCTGGGTGTAGATGGGATCAGATATGCCAGATGCACGGTTTAGTACGCTGGAATTATCTGTATAAATAACAAAACTTGAATCAGAACATTTATTTAATCCCCATTCGATACGCTTCATTGTGTTGTCAGCTAGTGGCTTCTTTCTATCTCCAATTCTCTCTCCGGGCTTCGACCAGTCAATAACATTGAATGCCGAATAATAATATGGTTCAACTTCATTTGTACAGCGTGGACAACGATAGATATATTGTTGTCGGTATTTCCCAAACTTCTTTTTGGAATTCTTCCAGCTCTGTATAGATTCAACTTCTTTCCCACAAGATTTACAATAAGCTTTAGGGCAGAAATTCAAATCCGGAGCCATGTTTCCTTTCCTCCAAAATATAACATACATTCTATCTCTGCTTTGAGGAGTAGGCAATGCATGCATTGAATTTAGATAAACACATTTATGCTCATACCCTAAATTGTGCATTGCGTGCAACCAAGCATCCCACATTACCCATTGCCGTGCTTCAACTACATTCTCAACTATGATAAGGTTATATTTATGATATTCTGCAAAACGAGGAACATCCCACATTGTTGCCCGTGATCGTTCCGCTGCCGGGTCAATTGTTAGATCACCAAATAATGTATTAGTTTGCTGATACTTCCTTTTCACACCTTTTGCAAGAGAATGATTTGTACATTCAGGAGAAGTTATTAATATATCGGTACTTTGATAACGTCGTGGGTCAACAGCTTGTATATCGGCACAATCATGGTCAGCTTCCGGAAAGTTAGTATTGTGGGTTTCTACGGCCAGCTTCCAATGATTCATTGCCAACTTTACTTCTAAGCCGCCACCCATTTTTCGGGATAACTTGCGTGCGCCTTGCGATGATCCGCCGGCACCACAGAATTGATCTGTAACGGTTAAGTAACTATTCTTTATGCTCATTTCTAAGTTGCTTGATTTATTTAAATAATCTTTCTTGTAAATCGTATCCGAACTTCTTTATTTCTCGTTCTCGTAGAAGGCTTCGCTCTTCTTCCATTCCTGGTAAAACAACGACTTTTACTTCATCATTGATTTGGTATCCGTTTTTCCTAAGCCGATACCGGAGATTGTTTAACTTCCTCTGTCTTTTCTTTTCCATCAAAATCCAATTTTTGTTCTCCTTCCCATTTTAATAGGATATAGTAAAAATCAGCTTGCATTACATCAGGCACTTTATTCATGTACATTCGCTTCATCATATTTACGAATGCTCCCGGTTCATACCCCGTATCAAGGAAACTTATAAATTCATTCACCCGATAAAGCTTCATTATACGCATGCCTTTAATCGTTGCAGTTCCAATGTATTGTCCTTTCAACTCAATACGATACGTTTTGTTAATCTGATACTTGGCAGTAGCAAGACGAAAAGTCGTGAAGCATTTACATTTTAATTTTCCGTTCCAACCATCTGAGAATCTAATCACATCCATCTTTATTCTCCTTTCCCCTGATGAATGTTATTTGTTGGCATAGCCTGCTCTACAAATTGGAATAAAAACTGTGGAATATCCTCAATAATCTGAGTTAAACTATTCTCTTCAATTAGCTTGATAGTTACTGTACTCATAGATTCATCTATTGATGATACATTTTTCACCTCTACATAAGAGAGATTATTTAGTGCATCAATAAAAGGAAGATACCTCATTACATCAAAAGCAGCTACGCAATTCAATACATTATTAGAGGTAGGCTTCGGAATCCAAAATACATCTTCGTTATTCCGGTTCTGAAGAGTTACAAAAGGTTTGTTCTTTGCATCCATAATAATAAGTTTATTAGTTAGTAAATCGTCGTTCGAAGCCGGGAATCGAACCCGGAAAATGCTAAATTATTGTAGATTATTAGCATGCCAGTAAGAAATCATCTCTCCTACGTTCCTTGCTCCGATTTTAGCTTTGATATTTTCACGATGTCGGTTAACAGTCAAAATAGATATTGATAATTCAGAAGCTATATCTTCTGCTGTCAGATGGTTAGCTATTAATCGAAAGACTTCTATTTCTCTTTCAGAAAGTTTAGTAGAAAGCTTAGGTTTACAGATAACACCTTCAAAGATGCATTCTCCTCTTAATGGACATTTAACCTCTTCAAATTGAAGTCTGCCCAAGTAATCAATATCATATTTGTTTTGGTCATATTCTCCGAAATTACAACGAGCAAACCGATGCGCTACCTTATACTCATAAAATGATTTGTTTCTATTACTTTTTGAATATAATTCCATCAAGGCCGCATGAGCATTAGGATATCTGTCGCGAATGATGGCAAGCAACCAAGCTACTATCTCATAATCAGTTTCTTCAAAAAGACGAGCGGCTTTACCTTCTTCTTTCAACATAACATCCCCTTCAGGAGTATTATAAAATTCTATATTAACAAACTGTTTCATACCTTATCATTAATAGATTCGTTTAAAAGACGTCTAAGTAAATTTACCTCAAGAGGTTTAAATGAATTTCCTGACATTTTATTGTAAAAAGATGGTAGAGATACACCACTTTGGCGAAGAAATTCATCTCGTAGCTCTATCTTCTTCTCTCGTGATAAGAGATCATAATGGTTTTTAAATACCATTTTGGGCTGTTTTTCTCCCTTTCTCATAGTTGTTATCATTTTTATTATTAAATTTATAACGCAAAGGTATTATTTTAAAACCACAAGGTATAACAAATCGTCCATTATTTTATAATGGTATTATTATTTATACTTTTTCTAAACAAGAAATTTATGCTTAAAGGACATATAATAAACGAATTAATAGATGAAAGGCGAGTAAAAAAGGTCGATTTATACACCTATGCTGGTATTACAAAGTCTACGTTAGATAATATTATCAAAGGTATTAATGATCCCAAATGTACAACTATTGAAAAAATTGCAGATTTTTTCAAGATGCCTATTGACTTTTTCTTCAATAGAGAAATAGATATATCCAATTTAAACATCGGACATCAAGTAAAAGGCAACGGTAACAATGTTTCTGGTGATATAACCCTAAGTGAATATCAAAAAGAAATAGCTCATTTAAAAGAGCTTTTGGCTGAAAAAGAAAGAACAATTCAAATTCTAATGAATAAATAAGAAAAACGATGATTGTCAAAGCATTAAAAGAAGAAATTAAAAAAGTTCAAGAAACTGAAACTTGTTTTATCATCACCCCCATTGGAGATGACACTAGTATAATACGTAGAAAAACAGATGGCCTGATAAATAATGTAATAAGACCCGTATGTGAGAAATTAAATTTCAAGGCAATTCCTGCACACGAAATAGACAAGAGTGGTTCAATTACTAATCAAGTAATTAAATTAATACTTGACTCTAAATTAGTAATAGCAAATTTAACAGGACTTAACCCTAATGTTATGTATGAACTTGCTATAAGACACGCTGTGGGACTTCCTATTTTATGTTTAGCAGAAAAATCTACGGAATTACCTTTTGACATAACTACAGAACGTACTATATTTTACTGTGATGACATGTTTGGAGCAATAGAATTAAAGTCTGAACTGGAAAAAAAGATTAAAGCTACTTTGAATGATACAGAGATTGATAATCCTATTTATAGAGTTGCGAAAGAAAAATCTATTATAAAAAATATAGAACGCCTCGAAGATAAAGAGGAAAAGAATTCATTACTATATATTATTAACAAACTTGATAATATTGAGAAAAGAATCCCCGTATTAAAAACAGACCTATCTATCCCAAAGAGAATAGTAGATATAAAACTTATATTTGATAAATCTATAAAATCCCAATATGAGGATATAGAAACGAAAATTTATGAAATAATACCTACTTGTCTTGTGGCGAGACAAACTATTGATAAAGAAAATGAGATATTCATATATAATTTAGCTCCATTAGATGATATAGAGAATGTAATTTCTAATTTAAAAAATAGACTAGAGTATACATTGAATCTGACTATTATTGAATATGAAATCTTTAGAATGCACCTTCAATAATAAAATATAGACATTAATAGACGATTATCAACCGATTGACAATTATAGACTAAAAATATCAGCATAGGAAGGGTATAGAACATATGGAGTGACTTTCCCGCTACCCCGACGAAGAAAATCAAGTCAAGATTCACAAAATAAAGCCAGTACAATTAGTATTGGCTTTTTTATTATATATAGGATAAGTGTAATTATCCCCGTTTGGGGGCAAATAAAAAGGGCAATTCTTTGAACTATCTTTGAACAGGTTTCTAGCATTATCCTCATTTTCTTATTTAATTTAGAGTAAAAATCTATTTTGTTAACTTTACTACCCTTTTATTTTGGCGTTATCAATGTTTTGCGTTAACTTTATAGCGGAAATACAAACATTGTTTATAGAGAAAACGATAACAAACAAAATACTTAAACACATGAAGAAAACTCTGCTGATGCTCGTTGTTATTTTCATTTCACTATATTCGCATTCACAAAGTCCCTTTCTGAATTTTAGAATTCCAGAAGAATCAAATAAGCGTATCATTGGATATTCTTCAAGTAATAAAATAAATGTTTTTTTGAATATAAAATATCAATCTTGTAATACTCTAATACAGTATTACAAACAGGATTCTAATAAATTGATTGTGTAACAAAAATAACGATATGATGAAAAAGTTTTTTTATTTGAGTGCGATACTAGCCATAGTTTTGGTTTCATGTAATTCAGAAAAGGAGTATATAGCAAAACTCTCTAATACCGCTTCTATGATTGAGAAAGAAGCTGATTTAAGTGAAGCAATAGCTCTTCATTATTGTGATACTTGGAGAAAAGTAATTTACGATCATGAATACAATGGAGAATATTGCACTGATTTCAATGAAGCCTTAGCGAAGCATCAGGAGTTTATTATCACAACAGATACCTATAAGAGACTAAAACAAAAGAGAGATTCAATCGAGGCTATAATGCCACAACTAAATGATTATCCTTCCAGTTGTAAAGATGCTTATAATGAGTTAGTATCAATATATGCAGATACAGATGAATTATTCAGATTCGCAGATGAGCCTAGGGGCTCTTTATCTACATACTCAACAAAAACAACAGACCTTTATCAAAAGATAGAAAAGTCACTGAAAGAATTTAAAATAAAGCATATACAAAACAAATAATTTAAAAGAGTAGTATAGTTATTGTAGCAGCTTATTGAATTTAAGACTATCAAAAGACAAAATAATAATTTCACTTCAAGAGCAACTTCAGAAAATACTGCTAGCAAATAGTGTTCAAAAGCTAGAAATTACTCTTTTGAATTATGAGTTAGAAAGGAATAGAACGAAGATCTCAAAATAGCGTTTTTGAACTAGCTTTGAAATAGTGACGGTATATGACAGCGATACCGTCACTATCGCAAGCATATACCGTCACTATCTTTACCGGATAGCGTCACCCTTTTACATGTTCAAATAATAATCCCGGGTTAGCGTCATATATTCCTCGCTATATTGATGACGAGCCAGTTCTGTCAATAGTTCTTCTACAATGCACTCTTGATTGGAAAAAGAAAAAGTAATCAAAACACGTTTCGGAATACCGCCGGGTTTAGTGATTACATTCAGTTGACGGACTGCATATAATTTCTTTATAGAAGCTATCTTTTTTACCCGTTCAGCTACATCTGCCGGAATCACCACTGTAAAAAATCCGTTTTCTGTCAATAATCCGCTTACTCCTTCCAACAAATCTTCATAGGTCAAAGAATCATTGTGACGCGCCGCGGCTCTCTGACGATCCGGACATTCCAGCGAATCGACAAAATAAGGAGGATTAGAAACAATTACGTCGAATTTATCCGAAGACCTGTATTTCCTAAAATCAGCCTGCACCACCTCTACCCGCTCCTTCCAGGGCGAACGAATAATATTTTCCCTGGCTTGCCCGACAGCCGCTTCATCTATTTCCAACGCTACAATATTTGCATCCGGCAAACTGCGTTGCGCCAACATTAAAGCTACCAACCCTGTTCCCGTCCCAATATCCAAAATCCGGTGCGCACTTTCAACGGAAGTCCAAGCTCCCAGAAGCACCCCATCCGTACCGACTTTCATGGCACATTTATCATGCCATACCGTAAATTGCTTAAATTGAAAATAAGGATTCGACATTTTATCCGTTTATCTTAAAGCCGTTTTATACTATTATTTTATTGCAAATCGCCAAAAATAAATAATAATTATGGAATACTCCCTTTACAAGCCGATATTTTGGCATTGTTTTTGTGTTTTTATTCTGCGCAGTGCTTTATTATTAGAGAGAATCAATTAACTTTGCAAACGATTTATGCATATCAATATGACATAAACTAAATTAAAACGAAAAAATGAAAGAAAGATATTTATTGGAAGATGGAGGCGATAACAACTTCTCGCTAATCACAGACTATGATGGGAACGATGAACAAGCATTTGATGTAAATGTGAAATCTGGTGAAATTCTTCCGGTACTCCCCTTACGTAATATGGTATTGTTTCCTGGAGTATTCCTGCCGATCACGGTAGGCCGTAAGTCTTCTCTGAAACTCGTACGAGATGCTGACAAGAAACATAAAGATATTGCAGTAGTATGCCAGAGATCGGCACATACAGAAGATCCGAAACTGGAAGATTTACACAATATCGGTACCGTAGGACGAATTGTGCGGATATTGGAAATGCCGGATCAGACAACAACAGTCATTCTTCAGGGAATGAAACGTTTAAGTCTGACTAGCATCATCGAAACTCATCCGTACCTGAAAGGTGAAATAGAACTTTTGGAGGAAGATGTCCCCGGCAAAGATGATAAAGAGTTTCAAGCCCTGGTGGAAACTTGCAAGGACTTGACAATGAGATACATCAAATCATCAGATGTGATGCATCAGGATTCGTCGTTTGCTATTAAAAATATCAACAACTCAATGTTCCTGGTCAATTTCATCTGCTCAAACCTGCCGTTCAAGAAAGATGAGAAGATGGACTTGTTGAGCATCAACTCATTGCGTGAACGCACTTATCACTTACTGGAAATTCTGAACCGCGAAGTGCAACTGGCAGAAATCAAGGCATCCATCCAAATGCGTGCCCGCGAAGATATCGACCAGCAACAACGCGAATACTTCCTGCAACAGCAGATCAAGACCATCCAGGATGAACTGGGTGGCGGCGGTCAGGAGCAGGAAATAGAGGAAATGCGCCAGAAGGCAGAAAGAATGCGCTGGAATTTAGAAGTCAGAGACACGTTCATGAAAGAACTTGCCAAACTGGAACGCACTCATCCGCAATCTCCGGATTACAGCGTACAGCTCAACTATCTGCAAACGATGCTCAATCTCCCATGGGGTACTTATACAACTGACAATCTGAACCTTAAAAACGCAGAAAAGACGTTGAACAAAGATCATTACGGACTGGAGAAAGTAAAAGAACGTATTTTAGAACATCTAGCCGTATTGAAACTGAAAGGTGATATGAAATCACCGATTATCTGTTTGTATGGCCCTCCGGGAGTGGGTAAAACATCTCTTGGAAAATCCATCGCATCTGCGCTCAAACGGAAATATGTACGTATGTCTTTAGGCGGTGTGCATGACGAAGCAGAGATTCGCGGTCATCGTAAGACTTATATTGGCGCTATGCCGGGACGAATCATCAAGAGCTTGATAAAAGCCGGTGCTTCTAATCCTGTTTTCATCTTGGATGAAATAGACAAGGTCAGTGCTGACCGTCAGGGGGACCCTTCTTCTGCATTGCTGGAAGTGCTCGACCCGGAACAGAATACATCTTTCCATGATAACTTCCTGGATGTAGACTATGATCTCTCCAAGGTATTGTTTATTGCAACAGCCAATAACCTGAATACAATCCCCGGTCCATTGCTCGACCGTATGGAATTGATTGAAGTAAGCGGATACATCACAGAAGAAAAAGTAGAGATTGCCCGCAAGCATCTGCTCCCCAAAGAATTGGAAGCCAACGGACTTAAAAAGACAGATATTAAACTTCCCAAAGATACACTGGAAGCCATAATCGAGTCATATACCCGTGAAAGCGGTGTTCGTGAGCTGGAAAAGAAGATCGGTAAGATTCTTCGCAAATCGGCCCGTCAATATGCTACGGACGGTTATTTCGCCAAGACGGAAATCAAACCGACAGATTTGTATGATTTCCTTGGAGCACCGGAATATACACGCGACAAGTATCAGGGAAATGATTACGCAGGTGTAGTCACCGGATTGGCATGGACAGCTGTCGGAGGCGAAATCTTATTTGTAGAAACCAGTTTAAGCCGGGGCAAGGGCGGACGTCTTACATTGACCGGTAACCTGGGAGATGTGATGAAAGAATCTGCTATGCTGGCACTTGAATATATCAAGGCGCATGCTTCTGTCCTTAGTCTGAATGAAGAGATTTTTGATAACTGGAATATCCATATCCACGTTCCTGAAGGGGCTATTCCGAAAGATGGTCCGTCAGCAGGTATCACGATGGCCACTTCACTGGCTTCTGCCCTGACTCAAAGAAAAGTGAAAGCCAACATTGCCATGACGGGAGAAATCACTCTTCGCGGCAAAGTGCTTCCTGTGGGTGGCATCAAGGAGAAGATATTGGCAGCCAAACGTGCCGGAATCAAGGAAATCATCATGAGTGCCGAGAACAAAAAGAACATAGATGAAATTCAGGATATTTATTTGAAAGGACTGACTTTCCACTATGTAAACGATATAAAAGAGGTATTCGCTATTGCATTGACTAACGAGAAAGTAGCGGATCCTATTGATTTATCTGTTAAGAAACCCAGCCAGGAATGACATTTGAGTTACAATATACAGACACTAAAAGTAATGCCCGTGCCGGTCTGATAACAACGGACCACGGGCAGATACAAACACCTATCTTCATGCCGGTGGGCACACTGGGCACTGTGAAGGGAGTACATCTGACCGAATTGAAAGAAGATATTCAGGCACAGATTATTCTGGGTAATACCTATCACCTCTATTTGCGTCCGGGACTGGACGTGATCGAGAAAGCAGGCGGGCTGCACCGTTTCAACGGTTTCGACCGCCCCATGCTGACTGACAGCGGTGGTTTTCAGGTATTTTCATTAGCCGGAATCAGAAAGCTGCGTGAAGAAGGAGCCGAATTTCGTTCGCATATCGACGGAAGCAAGCACATCTTCACTCCGGAGAAGGTGATGGACATAGAACGTACCATCGGTGCGGATATTATGATGGCTTTTGACGAATGTCCTCCGGGCGACTCGGATTACGAGTATGCCAAAAAGTCATTAGGATTAACCCACAGATGGCTCGACCGTTGTATACAACGTTTTAACGAGACAGAACCTAAATACGGTTATAATCAGTCTCTCTTCCCCATCGTGCAGGGATGTGTTTATCCCGACCTGCGCAAGCAATCTGCAGAGTTTGTAGCGTCCAAAGGTGCTGACGGGAATGCCATCGGTGGTTTGGCGGTAGGCGAACCGGTAGACAAGATGTACGAAATGATCGAGATTGTCAATGAAATACTCCCCAAAGACAAACCCCGTTACCTTATGGGTGTCGGAACTCCTGTCAACATTCTTGAAGGAATAGAACGCGGCGTGGATATGTTCGACTGCGTTATGCCTACAAGAAACGGACGAAATGGCATGTTGTTCACCAAAGATGGCATTATCAATATGCGGAACAAGAAATGGGAAACGGACTTCTCTCCTATCGAAGCCGACGGAGCCTCTTGCGTGGATACATTATACAGCAAGGCTTATTTGCGCCATCTTTTCCATGCGCAAGAGCTACTGGCTATGCAAATTGCCTCCATACATAATCTGGCATTCTATCTGTGGCTGGCAGGGGAAGCAAGAAAGCACATTATCGCTGGAGATTTCTCGACTTGGAAGCCGATGATGGTCAAAAGAGTATCAACTAGATTATAAGAAATGAAAAGCAATCGATTTATAAAACGGCTGGACTGGTATATCATCAAGAAGTTCTTGGGGACATACGTATTTGCTATTGCATTGATCATTTCTATTGCAGTGGTATTCGATTTCAACGAAAAGATGGACAAATTGATGGAGCATGAAGCTCCATGGGATAAAATTATCTTTGAATACTACATGAACTTTATCCCCTATTTCTCCAATCTGT